AAAAAAAAACAGTAACTAAATACGTTCGGAATCCTAGCAGCAAACCCGGAATCCTAGCAGCAAAACTAGGAGCGCTCACCGCGGAACAAAGTTTCTAGCAGCAAGCGCAACAGGGAGCTAGTTAGGTTCCCACAATGATCGGTTACGGTCGGTCGTTGCGGGTACCTAACCCGAAGGGAGAAACGGAACAATGAACGAAATGGTCGTAACGATGTTCGTGGCGGCGACGGACACCGAGCCTGCCTACACTAAGGTCGTTCGTGTCGAGTTCGACACGCCCGAGGCCATGGGAATAGCAGCCAACGTGCTGTTCAGTGCCCAAGGAGTAACGAACGCAGAGTTCCTGCACGCCTGAACGATCACGATGACTGATCGAGTTCGGCTCGATCAGTTGTCGCGGACATTCAGTCCGATCAAAAAGGAACCCAGAAAGGGAACTGTCATGAGGATCCGCAGCATCATCGCCACCGGAGCTACCCTCGCTGCTGTCGCCGGAAGCGCGATCGCGTTCAGCGGGACGGCAAACGCGAGCACGCTGACGACGTGCACCGACAAGGTCACGCATCACGTGTCGGCGACCAGCAACTACGTCACGCACAAGTGGGGATGTGGCAAGAACTACACCGAGACCGAGGTCGGCACGACGCAGTCGGCGACCGGCGCCCACTCGACGTTCTCCTGGACCAAGTGGGAGACGTACCCGTGCTGGACCAAGATCGAGACTCGGGACGCGTGGACCGCCAAGGGCACGTACACCCATACGGTCACGCACAGCAGCGCCTGCTAGGGTGACCTGAACGAGTGAGGTGGCGCACCGAGGAGCCCAGAACCTCGGTGCGCTGCCTGATCCGTTCAGGATCAAGAAGGGAGAATCATGACCACGAAGCTGGTCAAGAAGCACAAGCGCGGAACGGCAACGTTCGAGTTGGGCATCAACACGCAAATGTGGTGCGAATTGTACGCGGCGCCGATTCAGGGCAAGCCGGATACCTACGAAGACGAACACAAGCAGTTCGTGTTCGATCGGATTCGTTACCAGGAGGTCAGGGCCAAGCTCCTGAAGAAGTCGCAAGAGCTTCACGGCGACATCTACAGGAACATGGGCTACGAGGCTGCAGGCCTAACCTATAGTCAGGTCACGTGGGCCATGGGACAGATCCCGCTCGACACGGTCACCGACAACAAGTACACTGCGACCGAGGATCTGCAGTTCCTGTATCAAGCGCTCGCCGAGATCTGGGAATGTCTGTTCGAGCTCGAGTCCGTGTTCGACTGATGGTCGAGGGTCGATTCGAAATCGATGGTCTCAACTGTCAGGACGCGCACGTTCGCGAACTTCGGAGCGGTCGTCCAGGCACCTTGAGGTACGGATGGGCAGTGGCTCCTGATGGACGCAGATATCAACACTGCTGGATCCAAACTCCGGAAGGTCAGGTTGATGACCTGTTCGGCTGGACGGAGCATGAAGACCTAGGAGAAAGATACTGGAAGTGATCACGCTGACTAAGCGGCGTGGTGCACCGGATTCGTTCGGTGTGCCGCGCGGTCTAGTTAGAAGGGAAAAAGACCATGACCGGAGCAATTCCTCCTTACGGAGGCGACTTCACTCGACAGCGTGCAGGCTCGTGGTGTCGCGGCTACAGCAACACCCTATACTGCTGGAAGGGTAACACCGAGTACTACTTGCGGTCCGACGACACTAGCAAGCGGTGGTGGATCTTCCGCAGGGACGAGATCATCAGGGACGCGAGCTGCGATGTTCAGCTCTCCGAACAGCCTTACTCGTCGCTTACGAAAGCGATGAACGGATTCCGAGAGGCAGCCAAGGCGCTTCGTCTCACGGACGAAAGGACCAAGAAGTCATGAGCACCGTTATCGTCATGTGGTGTCCAGACGATCGCGGAGCCAAGCCTGTCGGAACTGTCGACAACGTCGATGCAGGCAAGGAGTGGTGCCAGGCTCAAGCCAACCGCTTGGCACAAGACGTCCTGCCGCTGCTCGAGTGGCAGCATTATCTGTCACGAGGCACCGGACCAAGCACAGCACACTACGTTTCGTCCTGGGACGATCGCTACGGTGCATTCGAGATCTGGATCGTAGGGTCGCTGAAGACCGAGCGTGCGAACGACGAGGTCTACGGAACGCAGCTGCGTGTCGGCGATATTGTCCCTGGAGTAGGGACAGTCGTAGACACGGCATACGAAGGGACGAGCTGGTACCGTGTGATTTACGAAGGCGAACACAGTCGACGAACCCTCAAGTACAAGAACGGCGACAAGGTACGAGTCAGCCTGGAGCTGGCAGCGTACATTCGGGCCAACCGTTAGGAGTCGACATGAGCACATGTGAAGAATGCGGCGCACGAGTCCAGGAGAACATGGACGGCGAGATCGTTCATGCACGTGCGGGTACGATCGAGTGTCCTCCGGTACCTTTCTCTGAAGATCCCGTGCAGATGCTTCTGAACGTAATGCACGAGGTCCTCGAAGACTGATATTCACGGTGGTCGATCGAGTGTCGCTCGATCGGCTGCCGCGGACATTCAGTCCGGGAAGGGAGCCAAGAAATGGACAACGAGGAGCGGACTGATAGTCCGACAACCCCGATACCGCCTGAGTGTGCCGAAGTGTGCGTGCACTTCGGATACCCTCACGGCACACGAGTGATTCGTGAAGGTGTTTCGGAGGAGCCTCAGATCGAGGACACGACCTACGGGGACGGCGACGTGATCGCAACGTTCCATAAGGTTACGTTCGTGAACGTCGAAGGTGACGCGGTCACTGCCGATATCAGGATCGTCGCCGAAGAGTTCAGCCAGCTAGTCGAGTTCGCATACGCGTGCGGAACGTGCGAGACAGTCAACTGGATCGGTGTCGGTCTAGATCCCGGCGAGTACAGGTGTGCCAGCTGCGCCTTGTGGCTCACATGAAGCGCTGGTTCCGCGAGCTCCTGCTTCGGTGGGAGCTCGCGTACGGCGGAATCCTCCTGGCAATGGAGGGCATGAAAGAAATGGACGAAGCCTGTAAGAACCAGCAGGCCTGACGCCCACGATGGTCGATCGAGTGCCCAGATTCGATCGACTGTCGCGGACGCCAAGCTGGTGTTCGGGGAAGGGAAAAATGGGAATCCAGTTCAATGCCCTCGAGGGCGCACGCGAGTTCACGGACCAAGACCGGCGCAAGGTCCTCAAGGTTCTCGCGGACGTCGTTCACGAGATCCAGGACGCGCACAGGCTCGACGGGATGTTCGAGCCTTACGCTGAGATCGTCCACATGGTTCTGACGGACGACCGCATCGCGCGGAACTTCAAGGACGCGCGAGAGGAAGAGGCGCGCGGCAGGCACGAGCGCGCGGAAGACCATCACGGAACGCGTGACCACTTCATCTGACGATCACGATGGCGATCGAGCTACGGCTCGATCGTCGTCGCGGACGTCAGTCCGGAAAGAAGGGAAACAATGTGACTCCCAAGGAGAAGGTCGCCATAATTGAGGCGTGCTGGCTAGGAGCTCGCTCCGGTCCGCACTGCTTCATCGATGACGACGAACACTACCCGAGCTGGTTCGAGACAGTTCATCCAGACGGGATGTTCTGGTACTACGATCAGTACCAGAGTGCGGTCCTAGAAATGGGCGGACTGCGAATTCCGCTCACGACACGCTGGATACTCTGCCCTGAGCACGAGTATCTTGCGAAAGAAGAAGTAGAAGGGAAGGCCGAAGATGGTCAAGCCCTTGGAGTGTAACTGGTGCGGACTAGACGAGCCAATCATGTACACGCTCCTCGAAGACGTTATCCAGTTCGAGGACGGCTCGTATCACCCGTCATGCAAGGTGTCCTACGACGGGTATGCTAAGGTACGTGACGCTATCGCAGCGTTGCCTAAGGGCGATGCTGCAGGACTTGAAGACCTCATCAGGGAGGACCTCCGGAACAAGATCGAGAAGGATGAGGAAGATGCCTGACCTTAAGGCCGGCGACAGGGCGATCTATCACGTCAAGGACGTCGAGGCACTCTCAGCACCTGTCCAGATCGACGAAGTCCTCGGCGACGACACCTACGCAGTAAGGTTCCTCGGTGACGACGAGATCTTCACCACATCAGGAGACCAGCTGACCGAGATGCGAGACAGGATGCACTAGGAGAGGAGGTGTCACGCGATGCCTGAACAACGTGATTTGCAGTCCTTCAAAGGAAAGCACCATCACGTGTACTACTTCCAAGGACGCAGGCACGTGATATTCCGAGGGAAACTTCTCCGGTCGATGCGGGTATTCCAGTGGTTCGAGTCACAGGAGTGCTACCGGGAGATATTCGATCGGTTCTAGGAAGTCAAGTCCTGACCACTACGGTGAGATACGTTCCGCGAGGGCGTATCTTGCCGTGGTCGCCAGAATCAGGAAGGCCAAAAAGATCTTGCTCTTGGAGACTAGCTTTTGCAATGGGATGTGTAATATAATAAAAAGAAACAACGCTTGCTCTTGGGTACCTTCCTTGCAGTCCGTGCTCCAGTTATCCACCCCGTTCTGGAGCACGGTCTGGAGGGAAGATCCTCCAGAAGGGAGCAAGCAAGATGTCCAAGCCGTTGAAGCATCACAGCAGGGAGTTCCTGGATAAGGCTCCGTGGGAGACGCTTGAGAAGATCATGGACAATCCAGACGAGTACGTCGATGGTACTGTTCAGGTGGCCTGCCAGGTCTTCGAGCAGCGTCGGGCGGACGAGATGGCTTCGTCCGACGCGATCGCCGCATTCTTCGAGAACCTGTAACGGAGGGTAACATGCCTCTTCACACGCAGGTTATCAGGGACGGCGAATCGGTAAAGATTCCATGGGGAGACTTCCACGTCGCGGCTATGGCTCTAGCGGCCGCCTTCGATGCTAAGGAAGGCCCGCTAGGAGACATGACCAAGATCTATGCGGACGAACTTCACGTTCATCCGCACATGCCGTATCCGATCACGCGAGGCGTGGCCTTCATGGTAACTACCTACGGTGCACTCGCACAGACGCCGCTGAACGCGGGCAGCTACGTCCTCAAGCACGGTCACTCGTTCATCGATCTCGTCGATGGCGAGATCTTCGAACTCCTTCCCGGAGACGAACTAATCATGTATCGAGGCTTCTGATGGACGAGTTCGAGGAAGCCAAGGAATTCCTGGATAAGCTCTGGACCGAACACGTCGAGGAAGCAAAGCAGCACGAACTCAATGTTCCGAAGCTGGATCCTATGGGACGTATCCAGGACTTCTTCTTGTATGTCACAAACATCTCAACGTACTGCTACATCCACAACAGAAACGAGATAGCAAGACCTGACGGAAGGGTGTGCTTCGAATGCGAGCACAGCTACCCGAACGACGAGGCTATCAGGGAAGCTTTCCAGAAGATGCTTAAGCAAGTCGGTGAGGAAGGTCAGATTCTTCCGAACTCGATCGTGGTGCTAAAAGGTGACACGGTCGATGATATCGGGTTCTGCCCGCTCTGTCTTCACGACTGGTGATGGACATTCGTGCTGAATCGCCCAGCTTCAGCACGGATGCCTGACACTAGGTCAGGTACACCGGTAACGTCCGGTCAAGGGTCGAGGAGACCAAAAAATGAAGAGCATCGGCAACGACACCGTGCAGGCGATGAAGCCAGCTCCGAAGGGCATTCGTCTGCCCGCCACGACCGATCTTTTCGTCTTCATCGCCGAGAAGACGGCCCAGGTCAATCAGGCGTGGAACGACGCCGACGACATCAAGATGTTCTGGAGCTCGCTCGACGAGCTCGGGTTCATCAAGAAGATCGACGGCGACGACGAGAAGTACGGCGAGCGCAAGTTCGTCGGCTTCCCTGTGAGGAACAACGAGTTCCGCATCTCGGTCGTCCGCAAGGGCAGCGTCGTGTCGATCGACCTGCGCGAGTGGTACCTGTAGTCATGAAGGACTTCAGGGTCACGATCTACAGTCCTGCAGACCGTCAGGAGCAGGTCCACACCATGACTGTCGATCCGAACCAACAGCTGGCAGCTATCAAGCTCCTGATAGACAGCATGGAGCCTGGTGCCTGGTTCAAGATCGAGCGCATGTCATGAACGACCAGGATCTCCTGGCTGTAGTCCTCCGTGTCGAAGACTGGCAGCGAATTCGAGACGAACTCCTCGAAGACGCTGACTCGCAGTCCTGCGGACCTGCAGAGACGGCCTACCACGAGGACGAGCCTCCGGATCCGGAAGGCAAGGTCCACAGAGCCGCATACGACCACGACTACCAGCGCACGCCGGCACACAGCTGCGCTGCTGGAACGCGTCGTGCTGCGGACACTATCCACCAGACCCCCCTACAGCACGGCTGGACCCAGTAGGTCCTTCCATGCGGGTCGTCCTCGGTATTCCCTTCCCGAGGGCGGCTCGGAAGGAAGGAGGTGAAACGAAATGGCTAGTACGTGCAATACGTGCGGAACCAAGCACAAGCCGGGAGAGTGTCCGATGGTAGACGGGAGCACAGGGCGAAAGAAGCAAAAAGGTCGGCCCAGACCAGCGGCTCCTCCAGGACCCTGTCCGAAGTCAAGAAGCGGACAGCATGTATATGGCTTTCGTGCATGGGTTTACGTAAATCAGAGCCTGTGCTCCCGAGAGCAGTACTGCAAGGAGTGCGGAAAGACGACCGGCCGCTCAAACACCGGCCACTCGCTCGATCGAAAGAACAAGTGTCAGCAGTGCGGCCACCAGTTCTGACAGGCACTTCTAGTGCAGGTCGTACTCGAACGCCCAGTCGAGTACGGCTTGGAAGAGAAGTACTCTTCCAAGAAGGGAGAATCATGGCTGACAAGACGCCGAGCGGTATCGGCAAGGCGATGAAGTTCTTTGGTCGCCTGCAGGGACAGTCGCTGAGCGCGTTCAAGGAGGAGTGGGATGCGTTGTCGGTCGAGTCGAAGGCGCAGATAACGGCCGGACTGTCCGGGGACGAGCCCTCGCTCACGTACTGATCTCCAGTGCGGATCGCTCTCAGGAAACTGAGAGCGGTTCGGAAAGGAGATAGGAATGGCGAATAACAGTACACCTGAAGCAACAACCATTCTCCAGCGCCTACTCAGGCTGTCGGACAGCGATCTGCGCAACGCCCTAGGCATCGCGCTCGAATACTCCGACAAGTTCCATGGAAAGGGAGGTCCTCCAGGTAATCGTTTCATGGAGCAGATCAAGTTCGGGCTAGCAGAAGTCGAACCGGAGACCTGACGTGGAAACGTGCTATGTCGATAAAGACCATCGCGGGATAGCAGATCTGGTGCGTCCTGGCGAGCTAACGCCGAACTGGACGATCACGCGGATCAATATCCCGTACGTACACAGAGGCAACGGTTACGGATCCGCTCTCCTCAAGCGTATCCTCGCAGATGCCGACAAGGAACAAGCAGTCCTGCAGCTAGAGGTCTTCCCCACAGGTGCCTTGAACTACGCTGAACTGGTAGCATGGTACGAGCGTAACGGCTTCGTCATGCAGGCGACAGGCTACATGCGGAGGCCACCGCATCGTCACGATACGCGAGGAGTAGACTACTCCTGCTACGGCTGTAAAGACCCGACTAAAGCTAGCGAGTACGGCAAGTAAGAAAGTTTATTGGGAAAACTTCAACTGGAGGCTAGCTTTCACCAGCGGAGCCAGCGTAAAATAAAAAGAAAAGGCAATTGCAAGAACCTGCGGGTGCGGTTCGTCTTCGGCTACGAAGGCGGATCGGACCACCACGGTCCAAGCGAACTAGTACGAACCACAACCTAAGGAGAGCCGAAATGGCTGCTACCCGTACTGCGACTCGTAACCGCCGTCACGTCGCCGAGGAGACCCCCGAGGTCGAGACCCCCAAGGACGAGACCATCGAGGTCGAGGCCCCCAAGGACGAGACCGACGAGATCGCCTTCGACGACGGCGACGAGGTCGACGACCCCGAGGACGACGACGAGGCCGACGAGGACGAGGACGACGACGAGGACGAGGTCGACGACAAGGTCGAGACCAAGACCGAGCCTGTCAAGCCCACGCCTCACTCGCCAGTCACGCCCTTCCAGGCCTGCAAGCGTCTCAACGAGGCGCTCAAGGCCGCAGGCGTCAACAAGGTCATCCAGGGCCCGATGATGTACACCTACGCCTCCAAGGGTAAGTTCAAGACGCGCTCGGCGACCAAGATCACCGCGAAGGGGATCTCCAAGCAGGTCCTCGAGATCGACGAGGAGTCCTTCACCGCCTGGATGACGGACTACATCGCCAGCGTCGTGGGCAAGAACGTCAACAAGGCCCAGCTCCAGAAGGTCGCCGACGACGAGGCTGCGAAGGTCGACGTCGCCGAGGACCACGAGGACGACGGCGTCACGACGGGCGAGATCGAGGCCAGCGAGGCCGAGTGATCGCGTGACGGTCAGCGGCGGGACGCCCAGCCCGCCGCTTGGCCGCCGGTGATCAATCGGAAGGGAGAAAGTATGGCACTACCCATAAAACTCATAGGTCATGCTAGGAGGCTAAACAAAGCTCTGTCGGATGCTAAGGCTAGTATTCCGGCGGAGCTTGATAATCTCCAGCGCATCGTAGATAGGATGAGAGGCCCTATGGGGTCTTGCAGTCCTGCAACTATTGCTAGCCTACGTCAAGCAATAAACCGGATAGACGCCGCGATTAGCGAAGTCGAAGGCGCGGTAGACGCAATCCAGGACGAGGCGTAGTATGACGTTCTAGAAGGGAGAACGCGAATGTGCATACACGATGGCATGAACGAAGACTGCCCAGGAAAAGGCTGTCCTTGTCCTTGCATGAACTGCCTCATGGGCCCGAAGATGTACCAAGTTAAGGTCATCGACGAGAACGGTGTTCAGCAGGGCGAAGCCAAGATGATGACCGAGGAGGAGCTCGACGATCTCGAAGACGGCCTACCAGAGGACTGGACGGTCGAGTATGTCTAGGGTTATCATCCTGTCGTTCCGAGACAACGATGTTGCGGAGCACTTCGCACGTCAAGTTCTCGAAGGACAAGAGAACGCCATGTGCTCGGTCTTGCCTGCGACAGGTGTCAAGATCGAGGCACTGATCGCACGTCCTACACAGAAGTGCAAAGGACCTCATCGCGTCCCTGGTAAGCTCAGGTCGCAGATGGGCTGGAGCCGTACGAGGCGTTACGGCTGGTGGGTCTGTAGCGTCTGCAACAAGTGCGCGCCGAAGGTCGTTCGTGACTTCATCACGAACATGATCGGTGGGTACAACAATCTCCTGACGGAGCTGACAGGCGAAAACCCAGAAGAACCAGCTCCTTGGTACCGATACAGAAGGCCATACGGGACATTATGAGCAAGCTCGGGACGATCTATCTTCTCCACTGGGATGGTCGTCTCGGCTCTGGTGCTCCGCGTAATCAAGCCTGGCATTACACAGGCTGGTACAGGTCTGAGAGTCGTATCGACCATCACAGAAACGGTACATCAGACGTTGCAATCGTGAACGCCTTCCTAAGAGCTGGATTCGGATTCGTTATTGCACGGACACGAGAAGGTACTAAGGAAGACGAACGTCGAATCAAGAATGCAGGTGGGGCTCGACGATACTGCCCTATCTGTACAGAACACCCAAGGGAAGGTGTATGGGGTGTATTACACGGAAGTGTTCCTAAGAGGCATAGGCAATAGCCTCTACTGGATGGGAATAACTGATCCTAGCCTAGCAGGCTACAACGACGAAGACCCTGACGACCATTTCGTCTGGGTCTCCGCAGGTACCGGAGAGATCCACCTGAGCAACGAAGGTTGCTGGTGGCTCCACTGGGATCAAACGCACGGCGTCGATGACGAAAAGGAACTTACAGTGCCTGTCACAGAAGATCCTGCAGTCATAGCTCGGTGGCTTCTTGATCAGATCCCTCAGTTCGAGAAGCAGTAGATCATGGCACTCGAAGTCGTCGAAGTAGACGGCGAACACGTTACGTACTCGATTACAGAGGCTACCGACAAGTTCTCGATCGGTTATCTCGACCTCGTATTCGAGATATGCACAGACGGAGACATGACCATTTACAACCCCCTGTCCAAGAAGCGCCTCTGGGTAGCTTCTGGTCTGGCACAAGACACGAACATCTACGACGCTATGACACGCGTAATAAGAGTAGCCAAGGAACTGAAGTTCCTCGGCGACCCCGACGAAGACTAGCGTTGACGAAGACTAGCGTTAGAGACGCCGTCTGTCTCGGCAGACGGCATCTCTTTGCTAAAACTTTGCGATTTTTTCCCTTGCGTTTGCTTATCGTCATCATTTATAATTAAGAAAGAAAAAAGAATGAAAGGAGGTACTGGTCTCTTGAGGCTGTCGATGCAGGACATTTATGAAGCTGTCAATGATCCACTATGGCAGCATTTCAGGAAGTCCCTAAAAGGTGTCTCCACGGAAGCCAAGATAGGCAAGCTCAAGGAATACCTGAAAGACGTTGGACCGTTTGATAGCAGAGACTTTGACTCGACCAAGCCTTACATTCGAGTCCAGAACTACATTAACGCACTTTCCAGAGGCGGGCAGATAGAGCCTACAGATCGGTCGCTATCTGTCCGGAGGCAACTAGAAGAGGTAGTAATCAAAAGGTTACAGTCTCTTCCCAACGAAAATGGAAGGAGGTACCAGTGACTAACACAAAGGAAATCGAAGGTCTAACCAACAACCTAGCTGCTGCATTCACTCCCAGAGAAGGTAGCAACCAAGTTCCGGCTAGGCTTCACGAAGCTGCGGTAGAGCTCGACAAGATGATGACGTCTAAAGAGCCCTGTCCGCTAGATGTCGTACGTGAATTCGTAGGACGTTTCGTCTACGCAAGCGACGCCGAGCTAGACATTCTTACTGTCTGGATCGCGCACACTTACGTGTTCCAAGCGTACTACGCGACTCCTCGTCTGGCAGTCATGGCGCCTATGAAAGAGGCAGGCAAGACAACTGTCCTCAACATGATCGCAGCCCTCGGCAAGAATGCGATCGTAACTATGAACGCGTCAGCGGCAGCGCTGTACGCGATCATCGATCAGGAGCACCCCACGATCGCTTTCGACGAGACGGACAACATGTGGGGCCCAACTGGGCAAGGTAGCAGATACCGTGAGCAACTGTCGATCCTCAACAACGGGTACACGCAGGACGGCTTCGTCCTGAGGAGTCGGAGCGGCAGCGCGTATAAGTACCCTGTCTTCGTGTGTGCTGCGTTCGCAGGTATCGGCAAGCTGCCAGACACGCTCGCGAGTCGGAGCATTCCGATCAACATGAGGCCGGTGCCAGACACTGTCGACCTGCAGGAGTACGAGCCAGATCTGTTCCGAGGCGAGGCAGCGAGGGTCGCGGAGATCCTTCAGTCCTGGCTGGCAGAACGGGGACCAGAGCTCGACCTCCAACCAGATATGCCCGAAGGTCTTAGGTCACGCAGACGTCAGATCATGAAGGTCATGATCGGAATAGGCGACCTAGCAGGACCAGACTGGAGTGCTCGAATCCGTCAGGCTTGCAGAGAGGTAGTCCTCGGCATTTCACGGACTGCCAAGGTCAGCCCTGCGGAAGAGCTCATCAGGATCGTCACGTCTGTCACAGGACAAGGGATCTTCCTACCGACAGGCGACTTGATCGCCCTACTCAAGATCCAGCGAGACCACGACAACAAGATCTCGTGGGCGACTTGGCTGGACAACCCGATTATCGCGGCGCGTCAGATCGCCAACATTCTCAAGCCGTACGGAATCGAGACTCAGCAGAAGTGGCTCGACGGTGAAAACCGTAGAGGCTACAACACCAGTGACTTCCATATGTGGGCGCAAGCTCGCGCGGCCAAGGAAGAACCGCAGGTCGTCGTAGACGAAGATCCTGACGAGGAGGACGAAGCCGAATGATCCAGATTCGAGTGTTCTACTCGGACAACTTCATCCACGCCTCGAATTCCTACGTAGCACCAAGGAAGGTCACTGTGGTCGACCTTGAGCGTTACTTCAAGCAGTTTAACAAATACGGCTGGTCAGCTTGGGCTGAGATCGAAGTCGTATCATGAGTTACGAAGCAGTAAGCAGTCCGAACGCTCCGAGACCGGACGACCCTCTGGTCATTAGCATATCGGAAGGTCTGGCTGCGATAGCACGTAACTACGTGCGAGAAGGTTCCGGCCCGGGGTCTCGCTTCGAAGGGCGCCTACTTGAGGACGTCCAGGCAGAGTGGGTCGTGAGGGGGTTCAGAAGCAATGGGGCATGACTATCACCAAGGGCAGCCGAACTACAACCGGAAGCAGCTGTTTCATGATGGCTGTACCGAGTGTAAGCTACGTGCAGAGAACCCCTCGTTCCTGTTCGACCATGTCGACATGCGAGAAGCATGGGCTCGAGCCATCAAGCTAGGCAAAGGCGAACTAGAAGACCATGATCTTCCGATCAGTGACATCGAGCAGCCAGTCCTGCGGATGCTGTGGTCCATGATCATAGGTCTCGAACGCCACGGACTCCCTATCGGGTCTTATCCACCAGATGTAGCGGTAGTTCTAGGTCGTGCACGTCAGATCCTAGAGGACATTAAGAACTAGTACGAACACACAGAAAGAACCCGGCTATGGCATCAAAAGTTATCAGGATCGAATTCCGAGGAGCGCACAAGTGCTTTAACCAGCTGCGCTCGAACAACAACCGAGGCCTCATAGCGGCCTACAGGTTCGGCGAGATCATGATGGTTCTGAACAGGCAGGGCTTTACGCTCGACGAGCTCGGCGCAGAATTCGACCGCAAGGCCAGAACGATCTCCATGTACATCAAGCTGTTCAAGATGTACGAGGACGAGCAGGCACTGCTCTCAACGGCAGACAAGATGAAGACCTGGAGCGTCTCGCGTCTCACCGGCAACACCGCGGTCGAGCTCATGGTCTTCCTCTACCACTGCAGCAACTGCGGTGCCAAGGGCGACGACATCGTCAAGACCAAGAGGCGGAAGGACGAAGTCGAAGCCGAGAAGGAACTAGCCGACGCAGCTACCGGCGCTACTACGGTCGAGTTCAAGGCGCCCGAATACAAGCAGGCGAACTAGTGGACTCGATTAAGGCAGCTTTCGCAGCCGACATTCAGGAGCTCGTCAAGAAGGCTGTCGAAGACAAAGATACGGCCGTTCCTGACGGGTTTCCTAGGCTCAGCGATCAGTTCACAGATGTCGTCGCAATAGAGTATCAGCGCATCTCCGATCTTGTAGGAGTAGTGCGAATCAACGGTGTATCAGGTAGAGGGCCTCGCTACTTCGAAGTCATCGTGAAGGAACGTTACTAGAGCCGTCGAGGCAGAGGCGAAACTCGCTCGATGCCTATAATTAAAGATATCCAACCACAGAACGGAAGGAGGTGAGGCTCCTAGATATCCTAATAGTCAAAGGCTAGTAGTCTCAGAAATCCAACTAGTAACCGGAGCAACAAATCATCCCACCGCTGGAAGTATACGCGGGGATGCAGCTAGGCTCACAGGCACCGTGGCCTGTGAGGGTGCCACACGAACAAGGGTTCGCGGACACCCAAACCATGCCAGCGCTACCCGACTGGCCACGCAGCATCAACAGGAACAGGGAAGGTACATAATGGTCCGAGGCGCGAGCAACTCGCAGGGCCCAGATCCCGCCCAGAGTGACTGGGAACTCCAGGAACTCCGCAAGGCTCAGACCGACACCTGGACGCTGCAGGGTCTCTAACCCTTAGCAGTCCTCAAGACTCCGGGGCGCCTGGAGACAGGCGTCCCGGTTTGGGGCGCAACTAGCGCCTGTAGTAACAACTGAAAGGAACCCGATCCATGATTGGGAAGAAGAGGAAGCTGGTAGTAGGTGCGATCATCGCGGTCGTCATCGCTATCGTCGCTGCCGTCATCGGTTCCAACCGAGCAACTGCAGCGCCTATCTACGGCGATACGTCGGCCACGGTGAGTCCTTTCACCTTGACCGATCACGGACCTCACGTGAGTACGCCGACGCCTCTGACGACGCCAGTGACCGTCCTGCCTGCGAGCATCCAGTTTCAGGCGATCGGGACGCCGCCCTTCCTCGGGGCGGATACCTGGCAGGTCAGTCCGGCGACGCTGGATGGCTACGCACTCCAGATCAACAGCGCAGGTCTCCTGACCCTGACGCCGATCAGTGGAGCGACGCAGACCATCGGGGCTGGTGCTATCGCGGTTTCGGCGACTGACGTCCTCGGCGCGACGGGGCTGGATACCGTCACTATCGGGTTCGTCGACGCCACACACTCCAGCCTGACACAGGTGTCACACAACCTGCTGAACAACATCTTCGGCCTGAACAACAACGCCAACGGCCAGGTCGACTTCTCACTGGTACCGACGCCCGCTCCGGCCGTAACCTGGTCGGCAGGGAACCTGCCCAACGGCACGGCGATGGCATCGAACGGTATCCTGACGGCGACGAGCTCGATCCCCGGCGCCTACAATGAGGTGCCTGTGAGGGCTACAGACAGTGGCGGGGCAACAGCCGTCGCGGTCGTGGACCTGACTATCAAGGGTGCGATCGTCGGTAACGATACGCCGAGGCTGTCGCATGGGTATGCGGTTGCGGGAATCAACAGTTCCCGTGAGAACGTGTTCTACGAGCAGGACGGGTCGCCGTCCTGGGACCACTTCACCATCGTGGGCCCCGGCGCGATCAACGGTCACCAGGGTTGGGTTCACGGCCAGCTCGGACTGAACGAAGCGGTCTACGGAGGCCTGCTGGCGGGTCACGGTTACACCGTGTTCTACCAGCCGGTGACCGGACCAGGCTCGACCACGCCGTGGCCGGGTGCACACTGGGGCTACGTCTACTTCATTAGCGGACGATAGTTACCTGAACGTCCTGTCCGAGCCGTACGGCGCGGGAACGCCTTACGAGGCGGCTCGGGCAGGGCCTTGAGGTAACTATGGCAGTTGCCTTGAATGTCCTGTTCAGTTCTGGGTGCTGAACAGGGCTTTGAGGGCATTCTACAAAGGGAGGAACAAATAATGACTAACTACTACCCGAATAAGGACCGTACTGTACGTCTAGGGCGTCCACCAGCCTATCCTTGGAAAGAGTGGACTGACGGCACAGAGCGTCTTCTGGTTGAAGGGAAAGACTTCCGGTGCATGGCTGAAAGCTTCGCCCTTCTAGCACGACGTACTGCACGTGTTCGAGGACTCCATGTGACAGTTTCTACCATAGCCGTTCCGAAGAGTGCAAAGACTCCGCTAGAGGTCAAAGTGAACGACGAACCTCAAAACCTTCAGCCAGGTAACACCTACGTCCTGCTCAAGTTCGAGCGGGAAGAGACTGATGATGAGTCATGACCATCGAAGTAGACCAGGATAAGTTCCGAGGCACTTGCCAGAACTATCGACACGGCCTAAGTTCGGACTACACCTGCCGCGTAGTACGACCTGAAAACGGTCCTCTGAAGGTGTGCAGTAATTGTACTACATGGAGTATTACGGACGTTATCTACGAGGACTTGTACAAGGTCAGGATAGCGCAGACCTACGACTGGTGGCGCAGTGAGTTTATCAGGACAGGGCATTCTTACGCCAAGGACCGAATGACTGACCTGTATGCGGAACCTGTCACTACAGTAGCTGTCAAGGAGCCTATGCAAGTTCCAGTTAAGAGGCAGCCACCATCGTATCTATCCGTCGAAGACTCTGTCAGGGTAATACTGCTCTTCATCATAATCGTAGCCTTGTTCGTCGGGGTGTTCGTCGCGGTACTCTAGTCACAAACACAGTCTGCGAAAATTCAAGAATTTTTCCCCTCAGTAGCCTCTTGCAAGCCTCTTGAGGCTGCAGCTATAATATTAACATACGCAGAAATGTGAAGCAGACTAGGGACAACAGGAGCTGATCATGGCAAGCAGGCGTAGAGCCGCTCAACAGCCTGTGTCGGCGGACGAGCAAGAAGGGACAAACGAGATGACCGAAACTGACTTCGACGAAACCGTCGCTGTCGACGAAAAGCCTGAGCCGACCTACGACGAGCTGAAGGCTCGCGTCGTCGAGCTCGAGGAGCAGCTGGCCGCGGCAACCAAGTCGAAGACCAAGAAGGACAAGCCGGAGAAGCGCAAGCCTGATCTTCCCGACGGCTATATCTCCCCTGTAGCCTTCCGTCACAAGCTGGTGGAGCTCGGCCTGGCCAACGAGAGCATGAGCCCTGTGCAGGTTTACGGGCTGGTACGCAAGGCCTCGTCCAACGGCATGCCTGTCAAGCACTTCGACAAGGCCGGCAACGTGTACGACGAGATCCAGACGCACCCCGTCACCAACGAGACGCTCACGCGGCCCGGCCTCATCGAGGAAGACGCTCTCAAGTGGTGGAAGGACCGTCCGAAGCGTCAGCCTGGCCAGCCCAAGCCGAAGACCGAAGGTGAGTCTGCGGACGCCTCCGAGGACTCGGATCTCGAGGACGCCGCCGCGGCCGAAGACCTTGCGGCGGACGAGGATTTTGACGAGGCCGAGTAGCAAACGTCCTGTCTGAGTGTTCCTAGGAATGGCGAGGCTCCGCTCAGACAGGATCCAAACGTCCTGTTCGGACCTGGGGTTTACAGCGGGCACCGAACAGGACCCAGACACCCTGATCTAGAGTCCCTAATAGGGTTCGTCCCAGTGGTAGGTATCTAGGTCAGGGCCCGAACGTCCTGCTCGGGAAGTGGCAACGATCCGTCTAGGAGCTCCTAGGCGACGACCACACGCCCGAGCAGGACTCAAACGTCCAGCTAGGCGCGTCTAGGACACCAAGGTTTCGATAGCTCGACCATGGTGTGGAAAGAAGCGGAAGCAGGACGAAAAGGCGAAGGGGACAACGCAGGTGAAGCGCAGACCAGCAGGCGCACCAGTCACACGTCCTGCCGAGTTGAACCACACCTCTGGTGTCCCCTTCGTCGCGTCGGGACGACACATGTGGGTGTCAGCACCGAGTACGCGCTCGGAACGTGTTGCACTGGTTCGAATCCAGGTCCCGGCTCGAGGCTCCGTCGTTCTCCCGTTCGACGGAGCCTGCCTAGGTCGACCATCCGCAAAGGGAGTACACACACGAGGATGCTTCGGTCAGACTCCACCTAGGCATTACGCCGGCCCGGCGGCGTGCGTCTTGCTTCACCCTCCAGTGGCAGACGCGAAGGGTTCACCCCACTCACCGGGACCCACAATCGTAGCTGGCAGGAACACTCAACCTCGAGGACTCTTGAGTAAGGTCCGAAGCCGAGAGCACGTTTGCCTTATTGGCCCGTGCGCTAATATCGAGCCAGCCACTCAATCACCGGGCTGTCAGATGCGTAGTCTGAACAGCTGGCGGCCCGGCCATAACCCTGGGAGCACCTCCTATGGGCGGTCGATCGCGACAAGGCAAGCCGGGCCTGCTCTGCTGATCCTGCCCATGCGTGGCGGTGCAGCGGGAGGTGCTCCCAGGCCGACTGAAGGCTGCTGGATGTGTAGGCTTAATCTACAGCATAGAGTACCTGACCAGTGTGACGTAAGAGAGGAGCGGTAATGCCTACAGCTGTTGACGCTCGTCTGTACGAGCAGTGCTGCAAGGTCTACGACGCCATGAACGAAGCCGCACAGACCCGTAACGCCGACGGAGTCGCTGTCTATCGAGGTTACACGACCTACCTTCTTGAGCAGTGCGGCTACTCGATCAGCATTTACACTCCGGTCATGCGTAGACTTCGATCCATGGGTTGCGTTCAGCAAAAGGTCCGCGGAGGCCGTGGTATTCCTAGCGAGTGGCTAGTCATTAAGCCTCCGACGCGTGCGGCCTTTGCTCAGGGTGGGCAGCGATGGATGGCACAACAGGAGCGCATTTCGGATTTGGAAGCTCGTGTCGAGATTCTCGAGGCACGCCTGGAAGAAGTCCCAGAAGAAGCCGTATAAATAATTCAGTAATAGCCAGTTCCTTTTTTCACTATAGGCCAGTAATCCAAATACTAAATACGAAATAGTCGGGAGGTGTTAGCAATGCGTAACTGGCTACACGATCTGGTCGAGGCTCTTTGCGACCATCCGGAATTGGACGATGACCTGTGAAGTGGCAAACAATTCACCCTGCTACATGCGCACACTGCGGGACTCCTGTAACAGATGTGAGACACGTATGCGAACAGGCAATCAAGGACTGGCTAGCTCTGAATGCTGAGACATCTGTCCTACCTAAGCCTGGAAGATTCGTGTACGAAATCTTCCGAGAGCTTCAGGCCAAACCTTATCGTACGCTAGACCCTGATCCGTCTATACGTCCACCGATGGAAGACGTGATCAGCGACCTATAGGAGACAATAGTATGCCCTGGTACTTCTGGGTCTTCGTAGGTCTCTGCGGAGCCTGTGTTCTAGTTCTCCTGGTGTTCGTCGTCTTCCTAGGTTACATGCTAAAGCATTCCGGCGAAGGAAGAGGTAGTCGATAGCATATGAACTGTCGAACTTGTGGGGCGGAACTAATTCCAGGCACAGTCTCCGAAGGCGGTAACTGGACTAAAGATCGTCAGCAGAGCCAAGCCTACGAGTGCACGCCCTGTAACGCTCCTCAGAATTGTAACTGTGTAAGTCTGTACGGAGTATTGTTGTGACTACGACACTATACCAGCAACTATACAGGTTCCAACAAGAGCTCGTCGACAAGTTGGGAAGTCCTGATATTCCAGCCCGTCTCATTGGGGACGAAATGGGAACCGGCAAGACATATGAGGCTATAGCCATCGAAGACCGTCTACGACGCACACACACAGGCACCAAGATGCGCACCCTCATTGTTGCGCCTTGGAGCGTTCATGAAACCTGGAAACGTAAGCTCATAGAGCTACTTGGTCTAAAGCCTGCTGATGTTGTTGTTATTGACCGTAAGAAGAGGACTACCTTTCTACGAGCTGTCCAGCTCGGCCAGGCCAAGTATTATATTGTGCACTACGAAGCTCTGCGCATTGCAGACATGCAGCCGTTGCAGCGCATCCATTGGTTCCATATCATTGCAGACGAGATTCATCGAATCAAGTCTCCTAAAGCATTGCAGACGAAAGCTTTTAAGCGTCTCAAGGCTCAGTTTAAGACAGGCATGTCTGGTTCGATTGCAGACGATCGCCCTCAGGACTTCTGGAGCCCTCTACACTGGGCTCGTCCTGATCTGTTTCCGAACGTCTCGACGAAGGACCCTACCAAACTATTCGTCAAGGACTGGTGCGAGACTGAAGAGTTCGAAGGCCGTTTTCTCGGTATCGACGACGATGGTAACGAACTCCATCAGATGCATAAGCGTGTCACAGGTATGCGTCAGGATCGTCTCGACGAGTTTCACGCGCTTATCGCGCCGTTCTATATGCGTCGGCTGAAAGAAGACGTTCTCGATCTGCCTGAGAAGGTTTTCAGTCCCGTTCACGTTACCTTGTACGCCGGACAGCAAAAGGTGTACGACCAGCTGAAGCGTGAGTTCATAGCTTGGATCGGCGAACACGAAGACGAAGAGCTACGAATCAACCGTATGTTCGTCTTCGCACAGCTCGTGCGTCTGCAGCAAGCTGCCCTAGCGTCCTTGATGTTCAGGGATACTGGCAAGGCTGACCGCTTCGGCAAGCCGATCAAGAAGGTTGCACTACGTGAACCTTCAGCCAAACTAGATGCCTTTGTAGACTGGGCTTCTGACGTTAACAGTCCTGTCGTCGTGTTCAGTCAAAGCAGAGGCATGATAGACCTGACTGCAGCAAGACTTGATGCAGCCGGAGCTCGCGTAGGCGTTTACACAGGCGGAACTCCTGATAAAGTTCGTCAGCAAATCATAGACAACTTCAGCGCAGGCAAGCTAGACTTCTTTCTTGGCACGATCAAGGCTGGAGGAGAAGGCGTTGACGGTCTGCAACGAGCGTCTAGCACAATGGTGTTTTTTGATAGGGCCTGGGGACCGTTCAGGAATAAGCAAGCTGAAGATCGTCTGCATCGTGAAGGTCAGAAGAGTTCGGTCCAAATCGTTGACTTCTACGCTCCGAAAACTGTAGATGCAAAGGTTCGAGCGACAAATATCCGTAAGTGGCGAGACCTTCGCCAGATCCTAGGAGATGAGAGATAGCATGGAAGACCTACAGGACCGTATCTACACCGTCGTCGAGGAAGCCCTTCCTCTGAGTAGTACAGGTCTCAATGTCCTGGGGTTCGACGTAGTCTTCGGCAACTGGGACGTCAACGGGAATCCTACTGCAGCCTACGCCATAATCATCGTCGCTAGGCCTACGCTACCTGGAGGCGCGGCGCTCCTGGATAACAGTCCTGCAGACGTACACGTTCAGATCATCGGTCAGGTGACTCTTGAAGGACCTGCAGGAGACTTCTATCCCTCCGACAAGACTATTCGGGCACACGTCAAGACAGCCTGCGACGCGATGCGTCTGAAGGCGACGCAGAAGCAGGCACCTTCTAACGGTGGTGCAGTACCACCTAACCCGTTCACGGAGGCTCTCAAGCGTCATCAACAGCAGCGTGAGCAAGGATAGTAACGATACCTCAAAAAGATCTTGCTGGAGCCTCTAGCATTTCTGTTAGGTCTCGTGATATAATTAAGTAAGGAAAGAATAGTGGTGTTCGGGAGCGGCTGTGAGTCGTAAGTATAACTGTAAACATCCGAACCGTGGCATTTCGAAGTACATCGATCGTCTTAGACGTAGAGGCCTTAGTAAGGCGCCCAGGATGGAACCTCTAGCAGACCTGAAGAAGCGTCAGAAGATCGAACCTATTCCCGAGTCTGAGATAGTCCGAGCAGGCTGGGGTCTCGGAGGCGAAGATGTCGGCTGAAGAAGACTTTCAGGCGTTCTGGGAAAAGAAGACAGGAACCTCCAATAGACATCCTAGAGAAGTCCTCATACGAGGTTACCAGTTTTACGATCTTCTTCTAGAGGCCTTCACAGCAGGGCGTGAAAGTGTCGAACCGGTTATCAATCCTGAATGGTGCAAGGAGATAGTTACCTTGCACAGGTCCAACTCGAACTTCTGGACCATACCAGAACTAGCCAAGCTATTCCAACTTCCAGAAGACCAAGTCAGGGAGATCCTGAATGCCAAGCAAGACGCTACTGGTTAACGAAATCTTCGGTCCAACGATACAGGGTGAAGGTCCTGCAATGGGCCGACGCTGTGCTTTCGTTCGGCTAGCAATCTGCCCGTTGCGCTGCAAGTGGTGCGACACTCCTTACACGTGGGCCTTCTCGAACCCTATTGCCGCGCACCATCAGAGTCACAAGGTGTACGACTATACCGAGGAAGTTCGCGAGATGACCGTAGGCGACGTTGTCAGCCAGGCTATCTTCTGTGCATCAGGTGCTAACCTCGTAGTCCTATCAGGTGGTGAACCGCTAGCTCAGGTCCCTGTCCCGCTACAGGATCCTGGAATCAAGCTGGAAGAGTCTTACGGCGACCCTGTAGGGCTCCTGGTAAATACGCTGCTAGAGGCAGGTATCGAGACGCATATCGAGACTGCAGGCGTTCGTAGACCTAGCCCGTTCTTGCACGAAGCTGTAGGTGGATATGTCGTTTCGCCTAAGCTGGTCACTAGTGGTAACAGTCTCAAGGTAAGACGAGACCTAGACGTCCTGAGGTTCTTCGCGGACACGAATAAGGCGTTCTTCAAGTTCGTGATTACGGAACCGAACGACTTCTCCGAGATCAGCCAGATAGCAGCCCTATGTAGTATCCCGCCGTGGCGCATATGGGTAATGCCGGAAGGCACGACGCCCAAAGCTATCCAGGAAAAGATGACGTTCGTAGCAGACCGTGGAATTCGAGCAGGCTACAACGTCTCGTCACGTCTACACATCCTGGCTTGGGGCGACCAGAGAGCACACTGATGTCTTACTCTTCCAAAGAACTATGCACTCGTGCGCGCATTACGAAACGCCAGATGGATAACTGGTATCGAATGGGATGGCTAGAACCATTCGAACGTCGAGAGCAAGCAGGATCTGGAACGCCTCTGGAGTGGCCAACTCGGACCTTCGAGAAGGCTAAGCTAATGTCACGTCTTATTCGTGCAGGGTTCAAGGTTCAGGAAGCTAACGAAATAGCTGACAGACTTATGAATGACACTACCGCGCGTGCGGATTCAATGCACGATATCGACCTAGGCGATAATATACGACTCAGGCTGTTCGTATAGGAGAGAAGTAATCATGATGTGTCACCCTTGCAGGCAGGCTGGCGAAGTACTCAAGCTGACTCCGAGCGAAGAGCATCCTGATCCAGAGTCAGAGGCTATAGAACTACACCGGATGTGCCAAGAATCGAACTGTACTTGTCAGCACCGCACCGACAAGGACATTATCAATCGAGAAAGGATACCTAGCAGTGACTCACAGCTACCAGGGACCGCCTGAAGGGTTCCAGTTCAACAATGTCCCTTACCCACCACTGGCTGGAACCTGGGGAGTAGCGCACGGTACCGGACCTTTCGCTAGCGTCATCCGTACGGCCACGCAGAGCTGGGCAGGTCATGCTGTCTTGTACGTAGGAGACGGACTAGCAGTCGAGGCTCGCTGGCCAAAGGTCAAGATGGACGCAGCTCCTCGCGAAGACGTCGTCTGGGCTAACGGGCAGCCTCTGACGAGTGAACAACGAATGAGAGCTGTCACAGCTGCTCACCTTCTCATAGGCGCGGGCTACGACATCGCTATCTACCCAGCTCTTGTCGCAGCTCTGTTCAAGGCCTCAATCACCAAGGACATCGAACCGTTGTTCAACAGCGACAGATGGTGGGACTGCAGTGGCCTCGTCGAACACTGCGATGTCGTAGCCGGAGCAGCGATGTTCTCTGGTACAGTCGGTAGCGAGCACTTCGTTACGCCTGCCATGATGATGAACCTCGGCGTCCAGAAGGGGTGGTTCACAAAGTGAACTTGCCACAGTACCGTAGAGCGCTACGTCAGGCTCACGAGGAGTTCGCAGAACAGGTAGCGGCTATACGCGACAAGTTCGTCGAAGACATGCGTGAGGCAGGCGATCGACTAGAGAAGGCTCTAATGTCTGCTCACTCGCAGTTCATGGAAGACCCTGAAGAGACAGCCGAACATGCTCCAAAGCGCCTTAGGGAGCCCCACTGATATACGAAGAAGGCTTGACACCAAGTCAGATCTTCGATCGTACCATGAGGGACTTTGTCGAAGCAATGACTAGAGAGCCTACGGAAATGCCAGAACGACACTACCATGTAGACGAGCTGCTTGAACAAGACGAAGTATGGCAATCTGGTGATCGAGAGATCCTTCGTATCGTCGACATGAAAGACGATCATCTAGTCAACCTGAAAGCGTTTCTGCTCAAGCATGCCTTCAGGTATCAATCAGCCGTTCTTCAGTCTATGTTCACCTTTGCCTCTACGCTCGGAGGCGAGATGGCGCAGGATGCTATGGAGTCAGAGATCAGTCACGTAGCTGACAAACATGCGCTTCTCTGGATGGAAGAACGTCCTCTATACAAAGCAGTGCAAAACGAAATCTTCAGACGGCAGGGATATAGCGTCTGCCGCATCATAGAACAGGAGTAGCAATGCTATACCGAACTAGGACAGTTCTCGTCGAGACGGAACCAGGCACTGGAGAAGAGGAAGGCTTCACCAAGATCTCGATCGGAGAATGCTGGGCATTTATCCCGAACGCCTTGTTCGAAGTTCTGTTCGAGGAGCTAGGTCCAGGACTCCAAGCAGACATAGGCAGTTCTGAAGGCATCGTAGACGCAGCAGGCTTCGACCTCAGCTGGTGCAAGAGCGCCGAGCCCCGCAATCTGATCAACGAGATGCTGGCAATGGAAGCCATCACGACCGACAACACCATCGACGGCCCGTCGTGGATGTTCAAGCCCTACCCGATCAGCATCTTCGGCAAGCTTCTTACCGCTGTTATCGAAGACATGGGCTGGATATGGAATCCTGGAGTAGACGAGTCAGCCCCTAAGTTCCTCGAAGTCGGCTGTGGACCAGGTACGAAGCTAGTCGTAGCCGAGAAGGTATTCGGTCTCGATGCAGGAGGTTTCGACTACAACCCCGACTATGTGCGAGACGCGAACGAGCTACTGCAGTCTAAAGGCTGTCAGGGTGGTGCGTTCATAGCGGACGCTCGCACAGTAACCACCCCCTATAGTCTCGCCGACGTGATATGGCTCAATCGTCCGTTCGTTCATCTCGAGATGACAAGACGTCTGGAAGAGACAGTTCTCAACCGTATGCACCCAGGCGCATACATCATTCTCGGTAACTACGCTACCGATCCGAAAGAGCTCGGGTGGCAAGTCATCGCCGAAGACAAGATGGCGATCGTGCTCAGGAAGCCTGTACTCAAATAACCGATCAGGAGAAATAGAACATGAAACTCAACAAGCGCGACCTGACCTGGGCTGGCGTCGCCAGTACTGGCATCGCAGCGGCAGCAATCATCGCCGGCTGCGCCAGCGGAAACCCTGTCGCCGATGACCTGCAGAACGTATCACCGTCATATCCGAACTACGTTGGGCTCTACCTCAACGTCGACGGCCATCCGAACATCGTCGAGATCTGTATCAACGGTGTAGGCTTCGCCACGACGACGCGCGAAGCCGCAGGCGCGATCACGCGCATCCCTGAATGGGATGCCTTCTGTCAGACGCAAGAAGGTAAGCAGGCTACCCAGAACGGTCAGCCTTAACATGGCTGTTCATCATAACAGGCTAGTTCCGTCTTCTCCAGAGCCTCCAGCTCCGATCCGAGGTGGCACGTTCTTCTACTGCCCTTGGGGTGAGAGGAGAAAAAGCGACTGGGGCTCAATTTCGTTTCTAGCCTGCGGCATCGTCCACGCTGGATGGGCAACCGGCACGAGATTCCGAACATGCAAGGCTTACCGGCAGCACTGGCGAAGGTATCACTCGGAGGTGCAGCATGACGATGTCCGTTAAGACAATGGAGTTCGACACAATCATCGTCATCTACGACTACACGAGCCAGACCTTGACTATCAAGTCAAAGTCTGCTCCAGAGACTAAACCAGCTACTAGGCACAATCTTCAACCCGAAGGCGAGATCAAGCTGCCTAGCTTCAGTATTCAGGAGCTGCGAGAAGGTCTCGAAGGCATCGGTCAGCAAGTCCCATCAGGTCGACGTTTATCTTAATCAGCAACGAGGCCCGCCGGAACACGCCGGCGGGCCTGATAAGGAGAGTATCATGGAAATGAGCCGTTGGACGCTAGTTGTAGAGTTCGACTCTATCCAGGAAATGATAGCCGAAGATGACTACGAAGGAGGCCTAGCTGAAGCGGAAGAGTTCTACCAGTACATACGTGAGTACTGGAACGGCATGGATGAAGATTGGCTCAACGAAGACACGAACCTGACAGGTGACACAGTAACAGTCACCTTCCCAGTTCTGGATGATATCGAAGAGCCGCTTCGATGGCTCACTATGAAGTCTGTACCCAAGAAGATCACCTTGTCTCGTAACGATACTCGAACAGGAGGACCTGCTAGGCATGAAGACTAGGGACCGGGAGCTTCTCGTCTACTTGATATGTATACTAGTCCTGACAGGACTAGTTGTCTTTGCTATAGTGCATGCTGTTGCAACCAACTGCGAGTACAACGCTTGTGGTCATTAGTTGACTAGTGTATTAAGGGAAATTTCAGAATAATTTCCTTTAAGGCTCCATTGTTGTTCCCTCGATTCTTGTAGTATAATTATATTATACGAAAAGCGAGAATCCAGGAGCAAACATTATGGGCGGTATAGCAATCGTGTCCGGCGGGCTTGACAGCACCACGATGCTGTACGATCTTGTGAATAGCGGAACAGACGTAGACGTAGTGTCCTTCAACTACGGGCAGCGTCACATCAGGGAACTGATTCAGGCAAGAGCTATCACTTCAGCTCTTCGTCTCCATCACCTGATCATAGACATTCCGTCCTATGGACGCTCGATCGTGTCCAGCGCGAGCTCTCTGGTAGACCCTAACGCTGAGGTCCCGGAAGGCAGCTACGACGCCGAAAGCATGAAAGCGACTGTTGTCCCGAACCGTAATATGGTCATGATAGCTATGGCGTCGGGAGTAGCAATCTCTACCAAGGCCCAGTTTGTCGCTACGGCAGTCCATGCAGGTGACCACGCGATCTACCCCGACTGTAGGCCTGAGTTTATCAGGAGCCTAGAGACGGCTATCAAGATCGGTAACGAAGGGTTCATTGACCCTGGGTTCGAAATCAGGACCCCTTACATCTACAGGACTAAGGCCGATATCGCCAGGCGAGCAGGCGAACTTCGTGTTCCTGTCGATCTCACGTGGTCGTGCTATAAGGGCGGAACTTCCCACTGCGGACGATGCGGGACCTGCGTAGAACGTCTCGAAGCCTTTCACGAGGCAGACGTGTTCGACCCTACGGTGTACATGGACACCGAATTCTGGAAGACAGCGGTCGCGGCTAAGTAACGGCGGCAATCTCAATGGACGAACAGCTGCCAGGGTCCTGCTCTTGTGCGATAGACTGTTTCCCGCCAACGACGTCTATCATCAACTGCGCAGAGCATGGTATGCCTCAGAACCTGGGGGACACTGAATACCCGGGGACTATGCCTAAGTTCGGGCTACCGATTCACGGTTTCGGAGAAACTGGTTACGTAGCGCCTCTGTACGATCAGCAGCAGATAGAAGAGGCCGCCCAACTAGCAAAGGCTATTGGCTACAAGGTAGGACGTCCTGTCCAGATATGCTCTCTAGCCGACCTTAAGAGGATCGCAGCTTCCACAAGTCCTGGAAGTCCTCCTCCGAGTCTTCAGTATCATAAGCCTGGCTGCATCTATAGCACTGGTCCGCACCCTGGTGACTGTTATGTCGAGCCGCTGCCAGGGCCTAGCAGGATTCATGATGGAGACCCCAAGCAATGAGTGAACTCGTCCACGAGATCCATTCGTCTCAGCTTCGTGGTTACCGTACATGCAGACGTATGTGGGACTGGCGCTATCGTGACAACTGGGAGCCGATCAAGCGTCCGGCGCCTCTCGAAGATGGTACTGTCTGGCATAAGGCTCTAGAAGTCTTGTACAACCCTGAGACTTGGCGCGTTCCTCTAGCGGACTTGCACAGGTTTGCTCAGGAAGCTCTTATCGCCGAAGCTGATCGGCAACGTACGGATTATCTCCATCGTGCAGGCAAGTACCAGTTGGACGAAGAGGAAGCTCTCGACTATGGCGAGCGTCTCAGTATCCTACGGAGCATGTTGGTCAAGCTGTGTCGTAGTCTCGACCGTTCGGCCTATAAGCCGCTATTCGTAGAGCGTGAATTCGAGTGTCCTGTTGTTGACGACGCAGGCAACCAGCTTCACTGTGTCTGCAAGGAATGCATCGCACAGTACCGAAAGCATAACGAGTTTCCGGATTCATACGACATTACAGGACAGTTTACAGGTCTTCCAGTTGTATTCAGCTGTCGCATCGATGCAGTCTTCGAAGACCGTGAAGGATTCGTCTTCGTAACCGACCACAAGTCAGCCGCCAGCTTGTACAAAGAAGACTCAGTAATCCCAGAGCTCGAAGACCAGCTTCCTTCGTACCTGTGGTGCGTTCGTCAGAACGGTTACCCGGCTACCGGCATTATCCTCAATCAGTTCCGAAAGGCTTACCCGAAGCCTCCTAAGAGACTGCAGACTCCTGGACAGGGACGCTGGTACAGCGTCAATAAGCAGCAGCTCACGGACTACCACACAGCACGACAAGTCTTCGAACGCAAGGACAACAGAGCTTATCGTCACGGCTTGTACAACGACTACCTAGAGTGGCTCAAGGCTCACGGTCCAGAATATTCCAGGCAGTTCGTGATCCTCAAGACTAACGAACACCTGGAAGAAGCTGGCCGTAATATACTGCTACAAGCTAAGGAGGTGATCGGCGAGCCAGCTATCTACAAGAACGCGAATCAACCGAACTGTCAGTCATGTTCATTCCAGCTACCCTGTCTTACAGCTTCTGGCGGTCTAGACCCGACAGGAGACCTTGAGGCAGGCTTCGTCAAGTCAGAACCGTACTATATACAGAGACGGCGGCAGTCATGAGCGACGTTAGCACCGCACTAGTCCCTACTATGACAGACTTCGGAGGCGTTCCCATAGCGCCTATCCGAGACAAGCCACAGTACATGAAGGCTCTGGTCTACGGTAAGCCAGGCGTCGGCAAGACAACTCTGGTAGCCCAGGCTCAGAAGATCCCAGGCATGTCACCTGTGCTCTTCATGACACCGGATCAGGCGGAGGCAGACACGCTGCGTAAGGAAGCTCCAGACGCGCAGGTAGCCTTCATCAGGAAGTTCTCACAGTTCGACCAGATCTACAAGGCAGCAGCTAAGCTGTCTGCCGCCGGTACGCCTATTCCGTTCAAGACCTTCGTGGTCGACACAGGTACCGAAGCGCAGAAGCTATCCATGAACGACATCATGACAGCTCTTCTTATCTCGGGTCGACCTGGAGGCGGAGAGGTTAACTTCGACGTCCCGAGCATGCGTGAGTGGGGCGAATCGATTAGCCAGATGCGGACGCTCGTTCGGCACTTCCGCGATCTACCGGTCAACTTCATCATGAACTGTCACGAAGCGGAAGCCAAGGACAACCGTTCCATCAACTGGATCGTTCCAGACCTGCCCGGCAAGCTCAAGAACCAGGTCTGCGGTATGTTCAGTAACGTGTTCTACCTCGGAGTAGAACGTACAACAGTGACAGAAGGCCGAAGCAAGATCGTCGAAGCCGAACGTCGCATTCTCTTGACAGGCCTTACGGAAGGCTACCTAGCTAAGTCAAGAACCGGACTCTTCGAGAGGGTTGTTCAGGAACCTAAACTCGAAGACCTCTATAAGGCAATTATCAGTATGCCTGCAGAGGAGACCGCCCGATAGGGCAAAGTAACTAGTACAGAAAGAGAAAACGGAACTATGGGTATCAAGGTAAGTCTCAGCGACCAGGAAGCTTCGTCAGGCGACCGCAGCTTCGACCCGATGCCGATCGGCAAGTACCACGCCGTGATCCACGCCGTGGAGCTGGCGGAGTCAGAATCGGATAACAACCCTGGCAAGCCGATGCTCAACTTCGAGTTCGTCGTTCAGGACACGCCGGGACGCTGGCAGGAGTACGCCAACAGGCACGACTTCGTCAACGCGTGCCTCTGGGAAGGCGCGATGTACACCATCGTCGGCATCCTCAAGGCACTGCCTTCCCAGAAGGGCAACAAGAACGCCTACGAGGACAACCTCGACTCTGACGGCAATCTCGAAGTCCCGACCGAGCCAGAGTACTACGAGGGTCAGGAGCTCTTCATCCGGCGCGGCAAGAACAAGCGGCAGGTCGAGAAGTTCCCTGACATGCCCGAGCGCCACATCGAGGTCCGCGGCTACGGGATGTTCTCCGAAGACCAGCTCGGGTCTCCGAAGAGCGAGACCGACGTTCCGTTCTAGCTAGACCATGAAGATGAAGGTTCGAGTCGCGGCGTAAGAGACTGGTACCTGTAAGAGAGCGACTAGGGCCAGAGGCCTTCATCTTCAGCACCAGGGAGACAGAGTGCCTAATTACGACTTCAGTTCCAGCTTTCCTCATCCACAGTGGAGTATCTGCGGCATGGAGCTTCCTGACGGAAGAGTCCGTATTATTGCTAGCAAGGAGCTCAGTTATGCGGAACTCCGATACGAAGCGGGGTTCCACCAAGTGTTCGACGGAATCTTCCCGATTCATGCAGGTATCACGCATACGGATCTGACACTGACGACACATATGCGCACCTGTGTCCTTATCGACGGACCCGACTACGCTACCTGTATCAAGCATCTATTCGAGACTTGGAAGCCTGACGACCTTAAGCGCAAGGCTATCGGTCCGAAGCAACTCGGTATCGAAGGTTCTCCTACCGGCCGTACACCCACGCCTCCTCCGATCGGATACTAGCATGTGGCGCATCAGTAAGACATTTCAGTTCTCAGCAGCGCACTATCTCAATGATCTTGCAGAAGGCCACCCTTGTGGACGCTTGCATGGGCACAATTACGAGGTCGAACTGTATCTAGAAAGTCCTGCGCTCGACGATGTAGGCTTCGTACGTGACTACGGAGAGCTAGGACGCTTCAAGACCTGGCTGGACAACACGTTCGACCACAGGCAGATCAACGACACGATCGAACAGCCTACAGCCGAGAACATGGCGAAGATGTTCTACGAGCGAGCAGTAGTCTTGTACCCCGAAGTCGTAGCTGTACGTGTCAGCGAGACACCGAAGACAACCGCCTGGTATTCGCCGCACTCACTACCGCCGCTAGACACCGTGCTCGATGTCATAGAGTCACTCGCAGGAGAGCCGGTTTCTAGTCCAGATCGTCAGCGCCTCATAGACGCACTAACTCAGCTTCTTCCGTTCCGGTCTATATTCGGCGTGGGAGAGCCTGGTGGAGGGAAGTAATGCCTTTCGAACCTGATGGCTTGATATACAGAGATTCCGTAACAGGTCAAGAAGTTCTAGACGTTCAAACAGCTAGACCTGAGACCCTGATGAGAATCCTTCTAGAAAAGGTTCTACCAGACTTCGACTGGGACGGCGACGACGTCAGGGATACTCCGAAGCGCTTCGTCAAGATGCTACGCGAGCTAACAGATGCTAGCGAGCATTGGCAATTTACAACCTTCAAGACAGACGCTCACGAACTAGTGGTTGTCAAGAACATTCGGTTCGTAAGTCTATGCTCACACCATCTAGCGCCTTTCACAGGTATCTGCCATGTAGGCTACGTACCTGATGGACTCATTGCAGGTCTATCCAAGATAGCGCGTCAGGTTCAGACAGCAGCTAAGACTCCCGCAGTCCAGGAAGAACTAACTACAGACCTGGCAGATACGTTCAATGATATCCTGAATCCACAAGGTATCATTGTCGTCATGAAGGCGTTCCACAGCTGCATGTCGCTGCGAGGCGCACTAGCACACGAGACCGAAACGGTCACCAGCGCTGTCAGAGGCGTCTTCGTCGATAACAAGCGCCACGTCAAAGAGGAATTCTTCAAGCTGTTGGGGCTGTAATGATTCCGATAGAAGTAGCAATTATCCCTCCAGGCGCTCTCGCACAGCGGTACTGCGAAAACCGTCGTATACAGATGGCTCTGGCAGGCGAACTCATTCATCCTAACGGAGGAGAACCTCCGAACGGTCACTATCTCGACTTCTACAACCAGGCATGGAAGAGTCACCATGTCGAGTGGCTACTAGACAACGGCGCCTGGGAAGGTCAACGTCTGAACAACAACGACCTTCTGCGAGTCGCTGCACGCTACGGTGCAACAGAGCTAGTAGCACCTGACGTCCTAGGTGATCCTTCCGCGACGCTAGCACTCACTCAAGAGTTCCTGGGACTTCTACGAGACTCGCCGAAGCTGCCTTTCGGACAGGTCCCACGCATTGCAGTCGTAGCTCACGGGCAGAGTCTTAACGAGTCTCTGGCGTTCGTATCCGAACTGAACCACTGCGACACGAGTCATCATGTCAAGACGATCTCTATCAGCCGAACTACCTGCTACAGGTCAGGCAACCCTACAGCTAGGTTTGAACTGGCTCTAGAAATCAAGAAGCGCTACGGTATTCGTTACGATATTCACCTGCTAGGCTTTAGTGACCAATGGCCAACAGAGCTTCAGCACTGCGCCTCGGTATCTGGTCTAGTTCGGAGCATGGATACTATTGCGCCCTTCTCGTATGCACACAGAGGAGTAAGCATAGAAGAAGTCGGCAGAGTAGAAGTACCGCGGCCTGATAACTACTTCGAACTCACTTATGCAGACTTCGATCACGACCTACTGCTGCACAACATCAACGTCCTCGACCAGTGGGGTCGTACTCCGATTCAGAGGTGGAAATCATGACAGAGCGTATAGTTATCATTCCACGCAACGAGAACTGGGAAACACCTTCAGGCTGGTTCGTGATAGAGTACTACGCAGGCTACGGTCTACTAGGCAGTGCTGGTATACCTTCTGCAGCACGTATCACAGACGACCCTGAACACCATGAGCTTATACAAGTCCTACAGTCGTTTCCTTCCGAACACGTCTGTACTCAAGGTGTCTGTAACGAGCACGCAGGAATTCATCCTGAGAACATCCACATGACAGAAAGCATCGATCTACGTACTCAGGGTGAACTGCGCCCAGAGTACTACAAGACTGAGTCAGGTCTGGAACCATGGGACGTTATTAAGGCCTTTCGTCTAGATTACTGGCGAGGCAATGCAGTTGCATATCTCCTGCGAGCAGGTCGTAAGCCTGGAGATAGCGGCGGCAACGGTGCTATATCAGACATACGGAAAGCGTATACGTTTCTAGGCGAACGTCTACGTATGCTAGACGAAGAACGATATCCACTTCATGTAGTAACTATTCAGGACGCAGAAGATGAACCGAAGCGTAGAGGACCTACTGACGTGGGGTGAAAACTGCAACGTTCGGTTGCGTGACACAGACATTTACTGCTTGCGCAACGAACATGGCGATGACACTCCTCACCAGAACGGGGACGTAACGTGGTGGAACAATCAGGTGAACTAGTTCAGCCGAAAGCACGTCGTCATCCTCTAGCAGCCTGCGAGACTTGTCCGCTTAACACCTCTGAATACGGATTCGTTCCTAGCTCTGGACCTGACCGAGCCAGGATCGCTCTAGTGGGTCAGAATCCTGGGCGAGCAGAGATTAGGCTAGGCAGACCATTCATTGGACCAAGTGGCAAACTCCTAGACAAGGTTCTGCAAGCCTACCGTCTGAGGCGAGATGAGATGTTCATTACGAACGCTTGTCTCTGCACGTCTAAGGACAACCCAAGCTTCACGCCTCCTCCGGGAGCGGTAACTGCTTGTCGACAAAGACTGCTAACCGAGCTTAGGCAGCACGGCGTCGAACAGATCGTGGCCCTGGGGAACACTGCAGCACAGTCGTTGCTGAGAACTAAGATCGGTATTACTCAGCTACGCGTAGGACCGTTCCGTGAGACAGACGACCTGCCAGATGTCAAGATCATTCCGACCTTTCATCCTGCTGCATGCGTCGATCCGGCTACGAAAATTCTCAAGGCAGACCTTTCATGGATACCTGCCTCTGATATCCAAGTAGGAGACGAACTAATAGGCTTCGACGAGAACAAGCCTCGCGAACCATACTCCCGGAGAGAATGGAAGCCTACTGCAGTCACGGAAGCTTACAATATAGTGACTTCTAGATACAGGATTACCCTAGAGAATGGAGATACTCTCACTTGTAGTTCGGATCATCTATGGCTCGCCTGGGATCCTAGTGACAGGTCAATGCATTGGATGGTTCCAGAGCGTCTAAAGAAACGACTAGGTCGAGCAACTCTACAACTGTTCATGAAGCCTTGGGAACTAGCTGAAGGATCATCAGCAGGCTATATAGCAGGGTTCCTTGATGGTGAGGGAACTATCCATCCTCAAGATGGTCTACAGTGGGGTCAGAACAACGGAGCCGTAGCAGACCATATAGTCCGACTGTTCAAGGAATACGAATTCGATATTCGCGTCAGCAAGGGATGGTCGGGAACTCACAAATATACAGGCAATAAGGAGTCAGGAGAATGCAGACATTATCACACGCGTGGACGTAGAGAGGGGTTGCGAGCAGTCGGAATGTTTCGACCCGTTCGTCTCCTACCTAAGGCTCGCAAGATATGGGAAGGATGGGGTGTCAGAGCTGATAAGGTACTAGTAACAAACGTCGAGAAGATCGAAGACGGTGTAGTTCGTGTCATAAACACAACTGAGCGAACCTATATAGCAGACGGCTACATGTCTCATAACTGCCTACGTGCTCCTGCTGCTTTCCCTTCGATGTGCAACGACTTCCAGAAGCTTGTAGTCGCTGCTCCTCCCTGGAAGAAGCCTAAGGTAGTCGTCATTGATACTGAAAAGGGAGCGCTCCGTGCAATAGCCATTTTGCGACGGAAGTACAATAAAGCCGTAGTTGACATTGAAACCGACCTAGATAAGGAAAAGTCGTTCGACCACCCGAGCAGGTTCGCACTGCTCTGCATAGGCATATGTGTACAGAAAGGTGTAGGCATTGTATTCGGAGAACGAGCCTGTAGATCTGAAGCAGTCCTCAAATCGATGGCCGATTGGCTGCGAGGTATTGAACTCATATTTCAGAACGGGAAATTCGACGTCAGTGGCTTGTATCCTAAGGGATTCACCGACCTTGTCATCGGACAAGACACCATGCTCAAATCCTACGTGCTGGATGAACGCTCGGGTATCCACGGACTGAAGTACAACGCCGTCGAGAAACTAGGTGCTCCCCGTTATGACGAAGATCTCGACCAATACACCGGAAAAGGGAAGAACAAGCGCTTCGGTAATATCCCAAGGTCTATCCTATACGAATACAACGGCTACGATGTCGTTTGCACCTGGGAACTCGATGAGTTCTTCGATGCCGATATCGACCGAGAAGATGGTCTACGCCTTCCGCCTATACGCGATCGCGCTGACGGTGAATGGTGGGGACTCCGACATCTGCATGACTTTCTATGCGAGGCTGCCACAGGGTTCGTCTACCTAGAACTCAACGGGTTCGCTGTAGACCTGACTTATAATCGTCAGCTGCAAAGAGAGTACGCAATCGAAGCTAAGGGCTACGAGCGTACTATGTTCAGGATAGCAGGAGAGTTCAACCCGAAATCGCCTATGCAGGTCAAGGCTGTTCTTCACGATCTGGGTGTCAAGATACCCATGAAGAAGAACCTCAAAGGTGACATGGTTGAAACTACCGATGCCGAAGCATTGACCTTGATGTACGAAGCTGCCAAAGCGCGTAGAGACAGAACTAAGTCAGGGAGAACAGCTCAGGCTCCGGGTCGTGTAGTTCTACAAGGCACGATCGATCATGGCGGCTCGAACCAGATCGGTCCTGAAGTCGTAGAGGTAAGTACTGAAGACAGCATCGTTACGTTTCTGGAGACGATGCTTAAGTACCGTAAGGTGGCTAAACTAGATGGTACGTATGTCACAGGACTCCGGAAATACGTTTACCGCGGTAGGGTTTATCCCACCGTAATGCTTCATAGTACTAGTACCGGAAGACTATCCCAAAAGAAGCCCTCGCTCCAGGTCATTCCTCGGGGTGATAAGCTGCGTAGACAGTACAAGGTCGCTAAGGATGATCACGTCCTTGTTGGTGCGGACTACGGTCAGCTTGAACTCCGAGTTCTAACCTGGCTAGCCCAGGAGCCATATTTTGCAGAAATCTTCCGTGATCCTTCTCGAGACCTGTTTGACGAACTACTTCCTATCGTTAGACCTGAACGATCATACAGACTAGCATCGGCTTCAGCTAAGGACAAGCGTATCATCGTTAAGGCCTTCGTATACGGTCTAGCGTACGGTCGTGAAGCCAAGTCCATTTCGGACGAACTAGATATTCCGCTTCGCGACGCACAAGCCATGTATCGTGACTTCTTCGTGGTCATTCCCCGAATCGTAGCCTTTCGCGAGAAGATCAAGTGGGCTGCCACGCACGGCGAAGATCTGATTACGCCTTTTGGTCGACGTCGTCGATTCAACCTCGTTACGGACGAGAACCTCAAGGACGTCCAGAACGAAGCCATGGCTTTCCTTCCGCAGTCTACAGGGTCTGATATCTGCGTTCAGGCCTTCATTAACCTGCGTAAGGAACTCAAGGGTGTCGCTTGGTGTCGTAATACCATCCATGACGCTCTGTACTTTGAGACGCATCAGGGCAACGTCGAATACGTAGGCAACCTAATGCGCCAGCGCATGGCAGAGTCCGCATACAGGATCTGCGGCGACTACGTACCATTCATAGTCGACGTAGAAGTAGGTCGCAACTGGGGCGACATGAATCATCTCGAAGAATGGCTCAAGGGAGAACGTCCCTATCCGTGTGCAGTCGAACTCTGGAAGCCTCCTATGTTTCAGGAATACGCAGCATGAACCAGTTCGAACGAGATAAGTCTGAGCTCGGATGGCGAGTAGCTATGGCGCTTTGGCTCGAGAATCGCACGACCGCTCCTAGGATCATTAATTGGCAAGACCCGATGCGCATCAGGAGTACGCGGCATGAGTAGCATACCAACTTGGCTCCTAGCTGTGCTACTTCTCAACAGCTTCCTGCTTGCCTGCATGACTCTCAAGTATGGCGGCTGGTTTCGTCGGTTCAGGGACTGGTATGAGAGCAGATAGGAGAGTTTCGTGATCGAGTACTTTATCTTCCCGCTAGTTTCCTTCGTAGCCATGAGCGCTCAGGATATCCTCTGCGTATGGATGGTTCGTGCAGAAGCACAGGGACGGTCCAGCGACGCAGGAAACTGGGACATGGCGGGCGATGCTTGTCGCATGGCCTGGCTATACTGCGGTGGCGACGCCATTTTCGTCAGCAAGAACTACCTACTAGCGATCCTGTGTGTCATAGCAACCCTGGTGGCTGACAAGTGGGGTACTTACTGGGGAAGTGAACTTGCCAAGAAGATGGAAGCTCGACACGCTGAGGAGCACCTAGAACCATGATATCCATCCCGATTTGGCTCCTAGTAGTTCTTATCGTCGGGATAATCTTGGGAGCAGGAGCGGTCATATGGTTCCTTAACTGGATATCGCACTTCATGGACGGCTTTTGACATGAAGAGTCAAGCCCTAGACTCTTGCTTCGACATGATCTGCAAACACATGGTCTGCGCCATCTCATCTCCTGAGGACTCCTATGCTTGGAAGTGGAGATGGCAACTAGTAGAGACCTGGCTCGCAGCAGCAGCGAATATCATAGAAGCCGAATAAAAACCTTGCTGTAGCCTCTTGCTTTAGACTATCATATTGATATATAATTAAAAGAACGGAGGTGCTGAATGTCAGCTTACGACTACAAGTACACGGACAGAGACGTTCGTGAGAACATTAATCTCATGAAGGCTGCTCAAGACTATCTGTTGCAGTACGGAGGAGACTTCGACTACCTAGTCAGAGCTCGACAGTACTTGGTTATTCAAGGCAGTCTACCAACAAGTATAGCGCGTGGAGTTCTCAACTGCATGCGCAGCGACCCTTACTGGGTAGGTCGAATACCTGCTCCTAGGCTCGAAAACTACTTTATGTCACCACCGGAGTCTCCCAGGAGGCTATACGCTGTCGACCTTCAACGTCCTCGGCGCATCAGGCTCAACGCTACGTTCAACAAGCCATACGTTATGTCTCCTTGGAAGACTGCATATCTAGTTCATCTGCTAGACCAGCGAGACTCACAGCTCTGGTATCATCCGCACACAGGCACCTACGAATGTCTACTACAAGGCTGGTGCAACATCAGCTACGGCCAACGTCGAAACCTAATCATGACCGACACTATCCCAGAAGGCAGGAGAGAATGCGACCGTTGTCGGCGCGCTTTGGAGGCGTCCCAACATGATCCATCGTATAGTAGGCGTCCCCGATGGCCTTAAGCCGGGCGAATATGAAGTTCGCCTAGTACGTACATGTGGTGACATCATTATGTTCGAGTACGTTGAGCCTGAAACTACAAGTGAGCAGACTAATGACTGAGATCGAAACTATCAGGAAGATCGTTCGCGACATGCTTGCAAGTCACGACCTAGAAGCTGTTCTCGTAGTCAGAGACAGAAATAGTAAGGAAGTCTTGTACGAAGTAGGACATACCAATATTGGACTTGAAGATCAAGTCACTATCAGACACGTAGTGGGCGACTTCGAAGTCTCGGAAGTCTAGACCCGTGAACTACAGTAGATACTGCCACAGATGTCGTAAGTACGTTACGCGATGGCCGCATTGGTGTAGATAAAGCCTGACCCTCCCTCGGGCGGACGGCGAGAGAGGGCCAGGCGCCTAAGGCTAGGTCGTAACGAACTGGACCCAGCTAGACCAGACATGGTCCGTAGTGTTTGCCGCCACCCTCCATCTGTAAGTCGTTCGAGGTGCCAACGCCGCTATCTGCGTTAGCGCCTTAACTGTCTCGTCGATCGACAGAACCCACCCGAAGCCTGACTTATCCCACTCGACCTGCAGGTGGTATCCTTCTGCTAGAGTCACTCCCGCGACTGGCTGCCACGAGAAGATAGCCTCAGATGCCGTCGACCGAACGGTTTGCTTCAGACCTCCTGGAGCAGACGATGGCGTCGGAACGGGGACTGGATCGGGTGCAGAAGGCTCAAGAGCCTTCCAGGTTGCAGACCCGATGACGCCATCGACTGTCAGCTTCTTGAGCGTCTGAAATGCTTCAGTCGCCGCTAGTGTGCCTTCGCCGAAAAGACCGTCGACTACTAGCCTACCTGGATACCAGGTGTTCAGAGCCTCCTGAGCAGCCCTAACCGCCGGTCCTGAAGAACCTTGCGACACTAGGTTTCCTGCGACGCCTGACTGGTCCGCCAACCATGACGTCGAGAATACATCCAGGTCGTAGGATCCTCCGCCTCCTAGGTCACTGAACTGGATAGCGATGATTGGGAACGGACCGGACGCTGTGAGAACTTCTACGACTGCCTGCGCGTCGGTTAGATTCCAGTTCGCGATCCATAGCCCGACACCACTCGTAACGCCTGCAGCTACAAGAGCGTTGACGACGTTCGAGACGTTACTCGCTGAGCAGTAGATAGCAGGTCTGCGCTGTCCTGGCCTCTTGTTCGTTGCGAATGCCGCCTGCATCGCGATAGCCCAAGGCCCGCAGTCTGCGTAGGTGGCTGCACCGCCCTCTACGTCTAGGATATCAGGGAACGGACTTTCGTCGACCGCGAGCCCAACCGCCTGAGCGATCAGGACGACTCCAGGGTTAGCGACTAGCTCTGCAGTGCTCCAAAGAATGTCTGGAGTTCCTGTGACGTAAGCACATCGCTGGCCTGGAGGTAGTGCTCCGTAGTCCGCTGATGTTGCATCGAACGCTGGTATAACACCCATAGTTGTCCGCCTTCCTGATTAAGACGTCGGCGGATTGATAACCGTGGACGTCGGAGGCTTAGGCTGGTTCGGGACGAGGTAAACGACGATCGCTGCGATCGCAGCCACGACTGTCGACGTCAGAGGCGAGTTGTGGCCGAAGGTCGTGACTCCTGTGGAGATCGCGCCGAGAACGGCTACGATGAACTTGCTGTACTGCCCGATGTTGCTGAACATGATCTATTCCTTCCTTTGTACCGCCTGAGCCTTGTCATCAATAATTTGCTGTGCGACATGCAGGCGATCTGCAATCTCCTGCTCCAATCGCGAGACCTTTACCTCCGCTCCTGCCATCGCTGCATACGTTTCAGGGCTAGTAACTATACCGTTCTCCTTTTGTATCGCAACTAGCTCCTGAATCTTGAGCAGGAGCGCTTTAGTCGCACTTAGATCCGACTCGATTGATGCTGTCAGAGTAGAGTTCACTAGCGAGTGAATGAGATCCAGCTTGCTATTAGTGTCCGCACCCTGCTTACGGATACCTGTGACTTGTCTGAAGCCTATGATTGCTGCTAGGAGCAAGAGGACTGCTGTTACGATACTGGCTATGGAAGTGACTATGCCGGCATCAGATGAAGCTGCCACTGAAATGCTAATCACTAACCATTACTCCTAGTCTGCAGTTGAGTTACCTGCGCTCGTAGCTCCTGAACTTCATCTAGGATAGCCTTAAGACCTCCTTCAGTATGTATATCCGTCCGATCGATAAGCACTTCAGTATCCTCGAAGGTCTTAGCAGCCCGCGCGTCGGATGCCTTCGACTGGCCATCCTGACCGACCATAATGATGGACAGCAGGACTAGCTGCAGGAAGAATGACGCCGTCCACTGGACCATGCCATACAGTCCGCCCTGGATAGCCTGCGGCAGCGCGAGTAGGTCTAGAGCCGCGAAGACATAGGCACACCACATCGTGCCTACACCCTTAGTAATCTTCAAGGCTAGCCAGGCGTTGACCTTAGCGTACCAGGGCGCATCACTAGCAGCCCGCAGATGATCATGACCATGTAGATGTACTGCTAGGCCATGCTTCGTGTGCCCGAAGTGCGGCTTGTGGTCGTCCGCCATAGCCTTACCTCCTTACTGTACGAGACCCGCCCAAAGAGGTGCGAGTGCGGTATCGTAATTGTATGCACTCGGCTGCGTAGCCGTGCCGTAGTATAGCGCGGATACAGTATTAAACAGGCCAATCATGTATGCCGCGTAGGCGGCATCAGACTGGTTACCAGGAGCGTTTGAGTTAGCGTTGTTGTATCCTGCCGCCGTCAGGATCTGTACAGGCGTCCCGCCTGCGCCGTTGTTCACGAATGTGCTCAGGCGTCGGAGCTCCTCCATGATATTCCGCAACGACGTAGCTAGAGTGGTCAGCGTCTGGTCGATCGTCAGGTTCGTTGCTTGCATGCCGACAGGCATCTTACCTCCTATGAAGCGTGCTCCTCCGACGGCTCGTCGATCGACAAGTCGTCCTCATCATCACTGTACATATCAGCCGCAGACAACGCTGCGACTTGTTCCTTGAGCGAATCTAGTTCCTTCACGCAACTCTGGAATGACTCAGCTAGAATACGCTCACGCTCACGGCCTTCCTCGATCGCCACTTCCAGGATCGCCTGCTGGATAATCGCGTCCGATATCTTGTCGCGCAGCTTCCGCACGAGCACGTCTGCATTGACCTGCACATTTGCCTGGTTGTCCGCCATATCTGCCTGCTCCTAATCTAGTGGTACAATCACGTGCCAGAAGATCTCCTGTCCGGCCGTCTGAATACCAGTTATCTGCACGTTTCCTGTGGTATGGTCTATAAAGATCCATGGAGGATCGACGCTACTCGGGAAGGCTGCCCAGCCCGCTTCGCGGTTGCGGTCGTTCGGCGGAACGTATCCAGAAGGCAGTGTCATGCAGACACTGTTTCCGGTCACCCCGCCAGGGCCGACAACATCACCCTCAATCTCGACGGCGCCTGCAACGCCCCACGGTATACACCGATATCGAATACCGACACCACCGATCTTCGGAGAGGCGGCAGTCCAGGAATTAAGCAACGAAGCATTGTGCCAGGTCTCGGAGCCTGTAGGAGTCACTCCAGAAACAGTACCTGGTACTGTTCCGACGAGGGTATTACATGCATAGATGTTAACTCCGGTACAGTCCAGCTGCATGTAATCATGATGTGTCTGGCCATCATCGACGAAAGTGAAGTGTAGTTTTGCGTAGAAGCCTGACGCATCGGACAGGAGTCCCATCTGGACCCAGTCTCGGTTTCCCACCTGTGACAGACTAGGTCCTGAGACGAATAGCTGTCCGGAACTGCTCGGGCTGAGCGCTCCGATGTTCGGCTGGTTCCCGAAGAATGACGTCGGAGACAACGGAAACACTAGGAGCGCCGGATTTCCAGGACCTCCAGCTGAGGGCACTAGAGCTACCTGCGGGGTGCTGCCTGAAGCGTTTCCAACATATAGGCCGGCGGGAATAGTGTTGCCAACAGAGTCGGTCGTCGTCACGTTAGATAGCGAAATAAATACATTGCCAAGCGTCGGGGCTGCAGTAGTGTAGGCTATGTAGTCCGCAAGCGGGTCTGTACTAAATGATAGGAACTCAGCCGCGCTAATCGTGGTGGCGTCAACGATGCCAGCTACAACGATACCGGCTACTAGTAGGTTAGCAGAGATCGTGCCGGCTGCAATCGATGGTGTACCAAACTGGTACAGGTCGAATTCGGACGTACCCGCGTTATACACCTTCATAACGGGGTAGCCACTGCTCGTGTCGAACCAGAACGTCCCGTTCGGAGGAGACACCGGAGGAGTTGGTCCGATGAATACCTGCGTGCCACCTTCGGTGAGGACTACGTCGCCGTTGACCTCACCGCTACCGTCGGCATTGAGGATCCAACCCGCAGTGCCAGGACTATAGGTGCTGGACTGAATAGATGTTCTATTCAGCGTCGTACCAATAGCCACAGGATCATTAATGATGTTCTCAACATTGAGCATCCGACGCCGCAAGTCAGCTATCGTGCTCATAAGCCGACGATCTAGTGGAACAGGATGATCGGTCATGTCAACGGTCCTTCCACTAGTGCACCTAGCTGCCAGCTTGTCTGCTCAGCTTGGTCCCCTGTTGGGAAGTTCAAGGTCCAACCTGTCATCTGAAACAGCTGTGTTATTCCAGGCACACCGTTAGGGCCTGCAGGATGCAAATCTGACGTCCCGATGAAGTACATCTCATCGCCGAGAAGCGTATCCTTAATCGCCGGATATTGACCTGCTCCTGCCAAGACAATCGGTGTCAGATTGCCTAGAATTGACGTCGAATACATAGACCCGATAGTGTAATTAATAATCTGCGCTTCGCTAGTAACGGTACCGTTATACGAACCGCTATTTTCCAACAACGGAAAGCCTTGTATCATCTCAGGCTCGGCAATACCAACAATAACGAAGGCCTCTGTAGTGCCAGTCCCTGTCACAGTGAACTTATTAGCAGGATCAGTAGGCGTCCATTGCCATCCATAATCCTGCATATGTTCGCTAGGTACTATCAATTGGAAGCCTGTCTGGTCATAAGTACGACCCATCTGTGGCAGTCCTAGTTGCGCAACCGTGTATAGGGACCCGCCGTCCGTCATTGCGGGAGCCAAGGTATATTCCATCAGATACGTCGTAACAAGGTCGCTCCAGGCGTCATAGATCTTCTTTCGCGAGGCTGACTCAGTCACGGACCCTAGGACGCCTGAGTACTCTACCGTATCAACAATGCCTGCTTGGTTCTGGAACTGACCACTGCCTGCTATGTTACCGTTCGGCTGCTTTGAGACCGCATATAGCAATTCCTGTCGAAAGATCTCGAAGATGTCCATGTTGTCATACTCTAGATCGTCGCTGATCTCACGGTGCTTAAAGAACTCCTCCATAGTGGCGCCTTGCAGAGGCAAGTTCCCACCGGACAGACTTGTGTGCGGCCAACCCGTGATCGGCCCATTCCAAATCGGATGACCATCCTGTAGAACCCACAAAATGCTCTTCCACGGAATCAACGCATTCGTCCAGATGGCACGTTGCATGGCCGTTGCATTCTGCGGGAACGTCAAAGTGCCACTGAAAGATCCGACCGCATTGATCTGCCTCGAACAAGTCTGCCCTACGATAGGCAGACTATCGCACATCATCCGACCAGTAACTGTGTCAGTCGAGACGAACCGATACGTAGACATTACTGCATCACCGGCTCCACCCGCATGTATGCGTGCTGTCCTGAACCTGCGACGACACTGACAGTCTCAGACACAGACTGCTGATTAGCTAGTGCTCGCCATGTAATCGTATGCGCTGCAGCTGATGGAGTGTCACCAGCACCTGCTGACGTCGTGTAGATACTAGTGTTGCCTGCGACTGGATAGGTCTGACTAGTAGTCCCGATGAGGATCTCGAGCAGGTCAATCTGGGTGCTGTCCAGGAAGATCCCGAACTGTACTAGCGTCGGCGTCGGCGTAGCCATAGACATGCCTGCCCAGTGTGTCGTGATTCTGAGATCAGTAGCGCCATCAGTCGTGACTGAGGCAGACATCGACTGGGAGCCGAACACGATCGTCGACAAGGCGCCTGAACCTCCGACAACTCCTGTCAGACTAGCTGCTGCGCTACCAACAACATGCGCAGGCACGAACGGCATCGCCCTAAACGGCTTCGCCCCAGTAGCCGTTAGCATGAAGTAACGGTTATTGGTAACATCGAAGCCTAGCGTCCCCGTGTCGCCAGGCTGTAGAGAAGCCATGTTCGGGCAGACAATGACTCCGCCAGCCTCAGCAGTCCAGATTCGCTCATCGGTGATATTACCCTGATTGATCGTTACGACACTAGAACCGACGAAGACCTGTGCAAGAGCGATCGAGTTGGTCGGCAATGCCGGCGCTGAAGGGCTGGTCGCAGGCGTGCCTGCTATGATCTGAACTTCAGAGAACGAGCTAGAGTTGCCATTGTCTACGACCGTAGCGCAGACCAGGTCGATGCGCGAATTCGGACTCGAAGGCGCAGTCGAGACAGTCAGCGACGCTGCTGTAGGGTTGAACACTCTATACTGGCCGCTACCACTGCCGTTCGGGATGATCGCGGTTCCAGGGCTGACCTGAATAGTCATGCCACTGAACGCTAGTACCGCCATATCTCCAACGCCGGTTGCTAGGACCCCTCCTAGAGTCTGCGCACCGTAAGTAGTGGAATCAATATCCGCACGCCCGATGCTATCTGACCATGTCGACCCAGCCAGCCACGGGCAATATCCTAGGTTCACACTGCTCGGCATAGCTACACCTCCCTAGATCCATGCCGCCTGATAAGCTGCGACTAGTTGCCCGCCAGCTGCACCTGCTATTGAAGAAACGATAACCGTATTAAATCCTGGATTGATAGTAAACCAACTTGAGCTCACATCTGCAGGTACGTAGACGCCGTTCAAGAAAGACTGCTTAGCATCGAAGTCGATAACCATGCGGTCACCGGTCTGCAATGTGACTAGCTGATTCCACCAAGTAACAGTCTGTCCGGTCTGAACCAGCGTGATTGCAGGCCCCTTGAGCGGCCCCCAGATCGTCATCTCTGGAAACGATGGAAAGTTCCCAGGATCCATAAACTGAATCGATCCCGGGACTACACCATTGTTCAGTGTGAAAGGAACGGTCACTGGTATCGTGATCGGGGACGCTGCGGAGGAACTAGCCGATCCAGAAGCGTAAATCGTTTGGGAGTACTTCCGCGGGTCTGGCGCGACCAGCAGAATTGAGAACACGACTTCACACAGATTGTCGTACTGCTCAGTAATCTTGCCAGAACGCCTAACGTACGCAACCTTCGGAATCGGCTCATTGTAGTTAAACGCGCATAGGTCGTTAACCGGAATAACCTGTCCCAAGATCGACCTAGCAAGGTCCCGCGTAGCCTGGTCTGGAGCCGACGCGCGTAGCGTCAGCGTCATCATGCGAGGTCCGAAGAACTGCGCTGCTGGATACGCGCCGTGATCAGCAGCTTTCTGGATGACCTGACCGACGACGTCTGGCCCGTCCCAGCCCTCCAGCTTCTCGATGATCCATGCAATACCGTTCGTATCTGGGCCCGCACCCATATTGAGTACCATTGGCGTAGTCATGTACGGCGCCTGATACGAGAACGACCCTGTCCAGAGACCTGTGTCCTGCGATATCGTGCCCGAGCCAGTATAAGTCATGGGGCCACCGCCAATGCCAACGCCATGTCGCGCATCTGCTGCGCCTTCATCTCCGTAGTCGGGTACTGCGTACCGAAGTACTGGAAGTATTGATGAACTGGCTGCTTACTACCCTGAGCTGTCGGCCTGATATCAACCCCGCCGCCCGGACGTGCGCTAGCAATCTCGGTCCCCGACTCGCCTACGTAGCCCCACCGTCCCGGAGGAAGGAAGCCGCCTGCAGCATATCCATGTCCCGAGCCGATACCTGCGCCACTAGCGTTCTGCAGTGTAGGTCCATAGACATGTGCAGCATAATTAAGCGCAGCTGCAACGTTCGCCAACGGGTCATAGATGTTCATGCTCGTACCCGGAACATGGTACGCCAAAAACGTCGCCATGATCGTCTGCATCAGTCCGCGTGAAGGGTCACCCTCCTGTGCATTAATGTCCGTCAGGTTGATCGCGTTCGGATTACCTCCGGACTCAGTCTGCATCTGGAACAGTACCTTGTTCTCCAATGCTGATGCCAAATGCAGCATAGCCAAAGCCTGCAGAACAATAGGTGCCCACTGTGTAACACCTGAGCCAAGATTCATGGTCGCCGCAGCTGCGGCCACCTTCGCCGCCATGTCCGCAATCATCTTCTGGGCTGAGCTACCCTCTGTACTCTGGCCAGCCTGGGTCATAGCAGTACCCATGAAGTCCTGTCCCACACCTGACAGAACACCGTAAGGCCCGACTAGGCCGCCAGTCGCAAATCCTGGCAGCTTACCCTTCAAGTGGTCAACGCTACCTGACGCCACCATGTCTGCCGGAACGACTAGTTCCCCAGGCATCAACACGCCGAGCACACTGTCCCTGCCTGGCGTACCGCCCTTGATGAGACCGCCCGCGGCGTGAAACTCGAGGTATCCAGTAGCTGCATTCTTGATGTTCTGCTCTGCAAACGTGATCGTGCCTGTGCCGGAACCGACAACTGTAATCGGCAGGTTCTTGCCGTGCATGCTGTTGATCTCATTCTGCAACCCTGGCAGGTACGTCTTCCACAGGTCATCTGCTTGAGTTTTCGTCAGACCTAGACCCTGCTCCGCATAATTCTCGAATGCCCGCTGCGCTGCTGGCAGATTATTGTTCGCCTGAATCGTCAGCTGGGTCATAACGTCGATCGCAGCTTGACGGAAGTCCTTATTACTCGTCGTGCCCTTTTCGATGTCCGTCGTGAAGGTGTTCCAGGCCTGCTGTCCACCTTGCGCCTGCCAAATAGCTACAGCCTGCATGCTCTTTAGGGACGCATTCAGCGCATCAGTAAGTCCTCCAGCCTTGACTGTTGACTGTCCGATAATCCCATTCATATTGGACAGCGATGTTGCATTCGTCCCAACCCATTGGTTCAAGGTCTTAAGTGAGACCGTACCAGGACCTAGGGCGTTGTTAATCAGGTCGACCATCGTAGAACGAGCCGCAGTATTGCTGCCAGCATACTGCAGCATCTGCTCCGTCATCGTAGCGGTAACCTTAGTCAGGTCCCCTTGCGAAATACTCTGTGACATGAGCGCGCTGACCACGTTCTGAGCTGCACTAATCTGTCCGTAGAAAGCTTGGTTCAGTGTATAGCTCGCCTGCGACGTGCCAGCTATGGCGGCACCTGCCGTGGACACGCTAGATTTCAATCCATCGAACGTATGGCTAGTCGATCCCGTCGCCTGCTCTGCGGCGCTCAAGTTAGTCGTCATCGATGCCATGTTCAGCTCAAAGGTATCGAATGTAGACTGGCCTCCCGTGATCACATTCATCAAGTCGGTTTCCGCACCGGTAATCTTCTTGATCGCAGGGACCGTTTCCTGCATATACAGGTTCGTCAACGCATTCTGAGCAGCCGCGGCCTGCCCACCCTGATATCCAGCTAGCTGCTCGGTAGCTGTTGTCAAAGCCTTAATCTGTGTGACCTGATTCGCGAACGCAGCGGCGCTCTCAGTGGCGATCGCGCCAGCCTTAACGCCCATCGCGTTCAGGTCGGACAACGAGGCGGTCTGACTACCAGTAATCTGGTCCAGTGTAGCCATCCGCGAAGTCAAAGTTTGCTGCTGATCACCGAACGCCTTAACATTCGACGTTAGGCCTTGCCATGCAGGGTTCAGCTCCGTCACTGTCGACGTAAGTCCATGCATCCCCGAAGTCGTTACCTTGATATATTCAGGCGTTTGAGACAGCTGATCATTGGTCTGCTTAATACCTTGTGCCAAGATAGTCTGAGCCTGTACAAACGTAGTCGCCGCATTAAGCTGCTGCTCCACAGAATTGTAAGCGTCCTGCGCAGCTGTCTTAACACTACTTAGCCATACACCTAGCGCGACGAGCGCGCCTATCGCGACAGCTGCCCAGACAAAGGGATTAACGGCTCCCAACGCAGCCATGATGCCCTCTAGCGCAGCGCTAGCCGCGGCTGCTATACCCTCCGCACCGGCCACAGCTATCAGCGACGACACATACAGTGCGACAGCCCCAGCGGCATTCATGGCCCAGCCGCCTACGGCTAGCAGCGGCCCTTGCAAGGACATAATCGCAGTCACTGCGAGCCCGCCCCACAGGACTGCACCGTGGAACCACAAACCGATGTTCAAGAGTCCTTGCACAATCGAGTTGCCAGTAATAGCCTCGAGCGCCCCAGTTACGTCCTGTAGAGCTCCGAACAACATCTGTGCATAGCCTGGCAACGTGTGCAGGATATTACCGAAGATACCAAATACGTTCCCGATGATATTACCGAGTGTTTGTAGGTCCTGAACTCCCTTACCGACGAGCCCGTCTAGCCCATTGCCTCCGAGGGCGTTCTCTATACGCGCCCCAAGATTATCCATGACGCGGCCTGCACCGGTAGCCAATGTAGTGAACACACTAGCGTGGTTGTTAATAATACCCAAGGCCTCGCCAAACAGTACATAGACCTGAGGCTTCACTGAGTCAGTGAAGTTCTGCAGGCTACTAGTCACGCCTGGAAAGGTAGTACCCAGAGCTGTCGTGATCGTGAGGAACGCTTGCTCCGAGTGTACGATGTCGTTAACCGTCGAGCTGGCAGCTATCCCGAACGCCGTCAAGGCAATCAGTGCCGGAACAACTTCGGCAGTGACTTCCAGGATGGCGTCCAGTAGTAGGTGCCATACCGCGACAGAGTTAACAAACGGCACACCGCTAAGTAGACCGCCGAACAGTGGAATCTTTGCGCCAAGTGCTGTTAGTGCTCCGCCAAACCCGAGAGCTGCACCAGTTAGGCCCCAGAAACCTGTGCCGCCTCCGCCTGTCGTACCCGGAGTCCCAGTAGCTGCATCAGCCGCTACTCTAATCGCGGTCAGGTCTGCCAGCGCAGCGCTAACCCCAGACACCTTCAAGTCGATACCGGTTAGTGTCTGAAGTCCTGCTAGCTTCGCCCGAATTTCAGCTATCGAAGCATCCAGCTCGGTTTGATTGATCCCACCGATCGACAGCGCCTTAACCTGCAGCGCCATGAGCTTAGTTGAGATCTCCAGAAGCGCTGCGTCGACCGCCTTCTGATCAATACCCGCCTTAATTGACAAGTCTTTAACCGCGGCTAGCTTCGCCTCAATCGAAGCAATGCCTTTATCCAACGCAGCGGCGTCTACGTCGACTTCAAGGTATCCCTGCCCTACCTTGAACCCTCCTGCGGCCATAAGCTACTCCGTCGGTATCGCGATCTCAAAGATAGGCGCAAGCTCGCCAAACATCGGCATAGGTGGACCTGCCTGGAGTAGCTCATCGAGCGTTGCGGCTCGATCTTCATGCTTCACTGTAGGCATGGGCACCTGGCTCTCTCGGACGTCCTCTACTTCGTCATACACATAACGCGGCGGTAGTCCTTCAGTTGCTTGACGCTCGATCTGCTTTCGTTCTTCCTCCTGTATGTCTTCCAACCAGCCCTCGAGGTCTACCTTAGCAGCCCCTGAATACGCTGGCAGTCGGTACGCCAAGCGGAAAAATGTCGGTCCATCTAGCTCGTAGATGTCCTCGACACGATGCAGCACGCTCATGTCGCTGCATACGCTGTCGAGGCAATCCACGATCCATACTATCTGCGCCGTCCTGATCGCCCAGGCAGGCGGTTCTGCTGATTCCCTTTTGGGCGCTCGGTCTTACCTGTTGCGATCCGAAGCGCTGCCGCGAGGATGAAGTCATATTGCGGCTGTGTTAGGGCTTCATAATTCAGAAGAGCCTCGTAGCCTTCCTCGCTGAGCATGTTGTTCAGCAAGTAGTACGCCGCCTGACCTTCACCCTCTTCCTTCAGGATCTTCAAGTAGCGCAGCCCGACGGTCGGCGACGGGTTCTTCGGTACCTTGAACGCCCTATCGTCTAGCTCGAAGAGCGTAATGTACTCGATCTCCTCGCCTTCGTCCTTGGACGAGAGCTTCAGGATATCGAGATCGCCTGGAACGATATCGATCGTTCCAGACTCGTCGGGCTGCCTTCTGGTGTCCGCCATAGCAGTTCCTTCCTTATGCCGTCTGGTCGTAGATCACGAACGGTGAGATCGCAGCGCTCACGTAGAACGCTGTGAACGTGCACGCCCACACCGATTGAGTTGCCAGGTCGTACTTCGCCGTCGCCTTGACGTCGTTGAGGACCTTGCGTACGATGAAGCGCCGCCGCGCAACCGCACCGCTACCCAGGTTCGGTGCCCAGCCATCGATGAGCAACGCGCTATACGTTGGCTGGGTGATCGTCGGCGTGTTTGTCCCAGGAGCAGCAACCGCACCTCCTGGGTCGAGAGTGTTGATACCAGAGCCGACGGTTAGAATCGGCGACTGGTTCATTGCTTCCTGCAGGTTGGCCAGCGTCGCCTCGAGTAGCGACACCGTCACCGTGATTGCTCGTCCCGTGAGTCGAGCGCCGATCGGGTCGACAGACTGGTCTGCCTTGATCTGGCCGTACGTGTACGCCGCCTCCCACTGGACGCCGCCCATCGTGCCGCCGAAGTCGGTGTACCCTGCACCGCCAGCCGAGACCGGGTCTGTCTTGATCGACGTGTTAGTCACCGGAGGCTCAGTTACCGCCCCGAAGGTGCCCCAGTAGATCGTCGCAGGTCCCTGAACGACGTTACCAGGAGTGACGCCTACGTATCCTGTCATGTTGTCTCACACCTCCTAGTAAACGCCGCCGGACTGGATAACAACGACACCCGACACGTTCGCCGGAGTACCGAAGTTGATCTGAACGGTGTTGGTACCTGCGTTCGCGTCCACCGTATAGAATGGGCCGAGCAGGTACACGTGAGCTGGAGTCGCCTCCGTGAAGGCGATCGCAGGAATGCTCACACCCAGGATCTGAGCGCCTGGAGTGATAGTAGCTGCAGGGTCGCCTGTGACTGTCTTACAGAACACGAGCGTGAGCCCTGGAATGTTGGGAAACGTGATACCGGTGTTAGCACCAAGTGTCGCGTATGTCATCGCGGTCGTGTCGAGCACGCCGTTTCCTACCAGCTGCTGGAACCCTGGCGAAACGCCGGGCCCGAGCGCGAGAACTGTCATCCCCGCCTCCTACGGGTCGCTGCGGCCTTACGACCGACTGCTTTCGCCTTAGCCGTTCCGGCTCGACGATGTGACGCTCCACCAAAGTTCTTGGCGAAGTTTGCCTGACGGACTGTAGACGCGGGATACGTTCCCTTCTTAGCTGACAGAACCTTACGAGCGTAAGCCTGATTACTCATCCCAGCAGCCTTCGACTTCTTAGAGAAAGCTCCAGGATGCTTGATAGTGATCTTCATCTTCCCAGCCACGGTTCCTCCTCCCGAAACCAGTCCGCCATATCTTACTGAACCACAAGTCCTACTTCACGCCAAGAAAACGCCATGTCCATCGAGTATGCTGCCCAGTTACGCGCGTCGCTATATATTCTCCTCGCTTCCGTATGAACCTCTGCATGTATAACACATGCAGGCGCGTAAGCCTTTCCCCCGAAATCAATCGTCAGAGCACGTCCGAAGACACCTGGGAGCTTACTCATTGAAGCAAGCCAGATCTGCTGCAGCAGGTTGTTAGCTGCGTACCAAGGTGGCTTATTCGATCCAGGCTTAGTCGCGTAAGCCTTAACCTCAATTAGAGGCTGTGCAATCGGCATACCTACCATAGGAGTTCCTCCTACAGCGGTTACCGTAATAAAGTTAGAGATCCCGTCTAGGTTCAGAGGCCACTGCTGTTCAGCAGGAGGCTGAGTAGACACCATACCAGGATTGAAGACACCAAACTGACCCGGAATACTGCCGATCCAGGCCATAGCAACCAGTTCGCTATTGGGGTGAAGAGCCATAAGCCACCCCTCTTTCTCCGCTGTTGCGAAGCACGGAGCTGGATCCACTGATCGAGAGTAGTCGGACGACCAAAGTGTTGAATACCAGGAGCTACCAACGGAGTAGTGCCCTCAGGGTCCTCTGGCGTCCTATACTTGTACAACGCAGGTCTCAAGAACGGCTCTTCAGGAACTATTTCAGGACCGACAGTATGAGTAAAGCGATGGAAGACACGGTGACCGAATTCTACATCCAACGTGTAAGCAGCCGTAGAGTAGATAATCAGTGTCAGGTTGTCTACGTAGTACTCAATTCCCGCTGCGAGTGCCCCCGTACGCTTAGGTGCATATCGTATCGCGTCTGCTGTGATCAAAGGCCCAAGAGTCACGTCGAGAAATTCTTCGACGTCAGCCTCTATATGCCCGATCGCATCGGGATCGATATAAACACGCACTCGCCACGTCCCTCTACGTCAGTGGCACGACAAAGTTCCTAGGCGTCTACCGCCCTGCAGATTTCGTCGCTCTATTCTAATAATAACACACAACACACTAGGAAAGCTAGGGTAAGTCACTAAAATACTTAACGATACTAGTAAAATTACAATTCCCTCCAGGTGTTCCCTTCATCGAGATAGCCATGCCAGTAGAAAGGCGAACTACCGCAGCCTATTGATGCACGGATCTCAAGAGAGCCATCTATGCACTCACGAAACGTCCAAGGAGGTTCGTACACACCATGGAGCCCGCTATGCTCATCAGGACGATCGAACTTGTCGACACCCTTATGTGTTGGGAGCAGAAACCATACGACACGATCTTCATGGCCTCCACTTATGATCGGATGCGGGCCAGTATAGTCACCGGCCCGCTCCAGATCATCAAGCGTCGGGACTCTACGAGCTGGAGTCAGGTTCACGGATCCGGTATCCATCTCGCCTGAAACCAGGGTTCTTTGGATCAGGGCAGTGCCCATCCATATGGTGTAGAGTAGCTCCTTCCAGGCTTTCGTACCACGGAAGTATGAACCAGTCGAAGAACCAGTCGACTAGGAGAACGAACTTGCTCTTGTTATACATGTCACACGATCATCTGCTTGTAGTCGACGTAGTTCCCGAGTAGGCCCAGAGTGGACGCATGAATCAGATAATCGCCGTCTAGACCGAAGCTCGGGCTCCAGGAGTTCCGGACCTTGATGATCGTCTTCTGCAGGTCGATAGCACCGGTAGCCTTGGCCTGTGCCAGCTGGACGATACCTCGCTCGCAGGTTTCGTGACCGCCTGCCACACCTGACTCGATTGCCGCTTGAAGAGCGTCTACCGAACCGTCGCCATCGACGAAGCCATCTGAGTCGGGCTGCATCCAGGACTTGAACCATGGAGCGCCCTGAATGACCGTACCTGTCTGGAGAGCGAGCAGCGCTCCCTGAACATTGTGCGGAACGTTGTAGTCCTTGACAAGCCCGCTAGCTACCGCGAACTCGCAGCAGTACGACCCTGTCGAACCGCAGTCTGCAGGAGGCCACTCCTGAGACTGGTCTTGAGTCTGATCGGTATCCAGGTGGTAGAACACGATAGCCCACTGCTCGTTAGCTGCGGGCGAGTTAGGCGACATACGCCAGATCTTGCCACCGAAACCGATCTCGAGCGACTCGAGATCCTTGCCTGCTGTAACCGACAGCTGAGCGATATGCGCCGTCGAAGCATTCGCAGTACAGGACCCAAGCGCGTCTACCGTAGGCGCTCCAGGAACCAAAGTCGACGTATCGATCGACTGTGCGAGTAGGTCCTCCTGGTCAAGAACCGGAATCGGGATATCCCAGTTGACTTCCTTGAGAGACTCCGTCGAGTGAAACAGAGCTCTCGGGAGCAGATGCTTCTCATCGATGCTGTACTGACCGAACTTGGTCCGTGTCGCGCCTGCGTACATAAGGAGATCATGCCTTTCACGAATTCGTAAGCTGCCCAGTCTGACGCGCTGACGAGGTGAACTCCACCATGTCCGCGATGATGCCATACGCACAGCAACGTCAGGTTCTGGTCGGAATCGATCCATGCGCCGATTCCCTCTTGTGAAACACCTGGATAGAACTGTTCCAGGAGCTTGATATCGACGCCATTCTGGAGCGCGAACTCGATAACTGAGTGATGCGCTTCCAGAGGCTTCGTGAGATCGCACTCAGAGAAGTCAGGACGATACCTCTTAGCGAAGTCGCAGTCGTACGTACCTGCAGCTCTTCGTCGCCGCTTCCACTCCTCGAAATCGACGTGGTGAGGATCGTTTGCTCGAGGCTCGTGGGCTGGATAATGGACGGTGTAGTTATGGGCGACTGTCTGTACATGAGCAGGCACCTCCTGTGGAGTAGTCACAGGTGGAGTCCTTTACTAAGGCCTAGTCCAAGGCGACCAGCCCCATACTGTCTGGAGCGCGAGAAACGCGAGTCCTGCAGCGACGATCGCGATCAGGTGTGAGACGGACACTGTCTTGTCGATCCACGCCAGGATCGTTACGATGACGAAGAGTACGAATGCGATGAGACCGAACATGTCTAATCCTCCTAGAGATTCTATCCGCAACCAAACTCCTCGCGGATAGTTACGAAGCCCAAGTACAACTCATATTGCTGTTCCCGGGCTACATTGGTTGTAGGATTCGGTGGAGCAGTTACAGGAGTAGCCGTCAGTAGCCTCATAATCGAGCACCACTTAGCGTCATTGTCCAGTACTGCTTGATGCGCGGCTATCTGTACATGCTGTGTTGCGTGAGCCTGCGCTATCACGAGATAGACGACAGCCCCGATAAGCCCTGCAATAACAAGGCCTTGACAGAACACTAGCCACCAGTATACCTTCATGCCCGCGCTTGCGAAGCGCTGCAAATCCGTCTTCGCTTGATAATGTTGATTTGGATCTGGGTGTTCAGGGAATGGTTCAGGAAGCGCGATCGGTCCGTCCGGCATGCGACATTCCTTCCAGTATTGTCTGTATATGTTCTACTTTCTCAAGCAGTTGACCTATGACTTGTCGACCTGTCGCTAGGTCCTTCAGCATAGAGACCTGTCCTCGAAGATCCGCTATCTCCGCAGCCTGTCCCTTATTCTGTTCCTGTAGTTCCTTAATCTGATCCGCATACGCAGCTGCTCGCTCCTGCCAAGCATTTGCCGTACCTTGATAGACCTGGATCAGTTGAGTATTCCGAGACGTCTTGAACGCAAAGTATGCTCCCGCAGCGGTTGCGAAAGCAAGAGCAGCCCCTAGAACCGCCGTGAGCACATAGACCGAGTTCACTAAGCCGCCTCAGTAGTAGTTACGCGCTTCAGAGTAACTAGAATGTCAGGCGTCGCCCCTGCATTTCCAAGCACAGTCACTGCATACACCTGATAGATAAGACCTGTATACTGATCAAGCACTTGATCAGTATTTCTGATATCGGTCCCCGAAGGAAGAGTACAGGCAGCTAGACGCGTCGTGCTAGGCTCAGGCATAGCAGGCTCGAAGACCTGCTGACCTAGAACGATAGGACGCAGAGGGCTCATAGTCGGATAACTAAGGAACGCTATGATGTTCGTGTATACAGCTACAGGCGTATCGATCGTGTCGCCGAAACTGTCTGTTGACGTTCCTCTCAGGATCGTCACCAGTGTGTTAGCGATTGCATACATCGCTTCTCCTAGTAGTCCGGACCTGAGGGAGCACCGCCGTAACCACCTATCGGGCTCCACGGGAAGATGTACTCACCGAAGTTCACACTGTTCGCAGCATACAGGTCTTCGAAGGGCGACCTGACGTGCAGCGCACGACTACGTAGCCATGAGACCCTAGACAGAGCCTTTCTAACTAGGGGCCCGACCATGAGAGCATTGTCGTTGTTCAACTTGATTGGTGCACGCATCGTCTGGATAGAATCCAGCTCGAGGCGTGTGAAGAGGTCGGGCTGCTGCTGCATCCACAGCGTCTGGTATACAACAGCCAACGTCAAGTAGTAATAGTCAGTTGCGCCGACATTTTCGAACCAGTTGTACGTGATCGCTTCCTGAGAACTCGGATCGGTCCAGGTGAATACATAAGGCCGTCCGGTAAACAGATCGACAATCGATCCTGCATACTGAACCTGGGATAGTGTAACCGTCTGGCCTGTAATGTTCAGAACATCTGAAGGCATAGCCCAGGTGTTCGAAGCGTTAGCTGCCATCTTGGTCATCATCCTCTCTAAGCTTCTGGCGCTCCTGGGCAGCCAAGCGAGCTCCCTTTATTTGCCTACGTCTAGCTGTGCGAGCCTGCTTAGCACGAGCCCAACTTGCCATAGGAATTTGCTTCTCCCTAACTAGTTGGGCTTCCAGTTGCAAGATAGGTCTAGGAACCTCCAAGACCAAGTCTCCTCGTGACTCGCATCCGAACATCTCATAGCGCGTCAATGGCAGCATCATGCTGCCACAATTCAGGAACAGAATCAGCAACACGCCGTTATGCACCACTACACCATTGAGATTCGTGGACACAGTCGGCAGATTCAGCTGCAGGGATCCCGTTTCGCGCCCAACACGCCCCACGATGTTAGTCACTACCGTCGGGATCGTCAGCGCTAGCGCTCCCGACTCCGTTAGCTGAACGACTCCTAGCCAGTTATAGATCAAAGGCGCTGGCAAGACAATATTCAGCTGCCCATGGTAAACCTTGCCCTGCAAGTTTAGGACCGGAGGCGGCAGGTAGATATTCAGCAAACCAGATTCGAGTATACTACGACACCCAGGAGGCAAGATGATAATTAGCGCACCTGAGTGCGTCGGGATAATTACATTGCCTGCCAGTGGCATCAGCGGCAGTGGCAACACAATTGACAATGCGCCGTAGTGAGTTACAACACCCGACAAACTCACGCTTGGAGGCGGCAAGGTCCAAGCAATGAAATTGGTCGGCGTCTTCGCTGTCTGAACGACCTGCTGCCGTCGATAATGGAAGCGCCGATAAGCTGCACCGCCAGGCTGCTGTACCGGCGAAGGTATCGTGACCAATCCAGACAATGATGTCTGGACTGTAGGTACCGTAATCGCCAGCGCGCCTGCATGACCGTCGGTTCCAGTCAATGCCGGAACGAGCGTCGGCAATAGGATCGCGAGCGAGCCTGTATGAACCGGAGCACCTGTTAGCGTCACTACAGGCTTTGGCAAGGTGATAGCCAGGGAGCCCTGGTGCGCGACCTTACCAGATATCGCTGTGACTAGTGTTGGCACCGTAACGGCAAGCGAGCCCTTATGGACAACTACACCTGTTAGGCTCGTAGTCAGCGTCGGGACTACAATCGTTAGCGATCCAGACTCACAAACCGGATTCGTAACCTGACGCTGTATTCTGTAACGGCGCCGACGATACTTCGGGCCTCCAAGCTGCTGAGGCTGCGGCGGAGGCGCGAGAGCGGCAGTAGCAAAGAACGTTGCAACGATAGCAGCATAGTCGGATGACGCAGCGAACGACCCCGAGTATGTGAATGAGCTTATTGAAGAGACAACCTGATACCCGACCAACAGACCAAAGTGCGCGCTGGCACTAGTTTCCTGCGTCAGGTTAGTCCAGGGCGAAGTCGGCCCAGTAATCGAGCCGATACCGGACGCATTAAAACCAAGAACGCATCCGATTACTACTTCGTTCGACTGAGTAGTCGTACCTGACGCCAAAGAAGACCAAGACGAGCTGGCAGTGCCTGGCTGTCCATTCGTCTTATCGACCGGACTAGAAGGAACTATTCCAGACCATTCCATAACTATGACATCGGCCGAGCCGCTATCAGTTGTAGGAGTGATCGCTATCGAGAGGGCAGTCTGTCCGCCAGCACAGCCTGGGTCCGCCCACATGAACCCTGTGTTGCTAGCAGATGTTGGATTTCCTACAGGAGCGATAACTTGAGCAAAGTTGCCAGCCGCTCCGCCCAGGGTAATACCGCTGATCGTTGGGTTGCCTGGACTCGCGCTAGTGCCGAAACAGACAATCAAGCAGTTGCCTGGTCCTGTCGGCGCCAAGGTTACGCCGATCGGCCCGGTAAGCGTCGCTGTGGTGGCTGGAACGGCTTGGATGAGTGACGCCATCAGCTCACCTCACCTCGCTAGTAGGCGCGCGCCTCCGGAGCTAGTTCTCGCCATACACCTTGAACTGCTGCAGCGTCGTTGTGTTGCTCGCAGACGATGCCGACCAGGTCCCGAAGAGTTCTAGCCAGAACGGGATCTCATTGTTCAGACCTGTCAGGTTGTTCGCGAACTGTGCGGTCTGCATGCCAGTGCCCCATGCGCCAGAGGACGCTACGTTGTTCACCCTCGCAGTGCCATTGAACTGCAGCGTAGTCCCAAGGTTACCAACAGCCTGACACGTAATGTCGCCGACTAGGTCCCACGTTGCAGTGACAGAAGCCGTAGGTGTCAGCGCGGCTGACGTGAATAGCGTCGCGCCGCCCGAGCCTGCGATCGTTCCTGCTGCAGCATCGAGACCAGCCGCGAAAATGAACGTTGCCGCACCAGTATTCGCGATCGTGCCTGCCGCCCAAAAGTGGATCGACTTGCCAACCGCACTGAAGTACAGTGCCGGAATTAGGCATCGCGGGACTGAGCTAGACGCGATCGCCGAAATAGGCGCCTGCGTCGTGTAGGTGTTCTTGGTGACCGCAGTCGTTAGCTCGTAGTACAGCTCACCTTGCGTCAGTGTGTAACCAGACATGTAACCTCCCTACTACGTAGTCGTCCAGGCGATCGTCGGCGTACCAGTAATCGCCACGTTGTCGCCGGAGGTGATACCTGTAGACGACAAGTTGAAGTCTGCGCCTGACGTACCGACGGTTCCCTGCAGAAGCGCTGTACTGCCGGAGTTTAGGACACGAAAGAACGTTGCCGTGCCGGTAGCACTGGCAGTTACTGTGGTCGTCGGGATGTCTAGCGTCTCGACACCACCTGACGGCGCCGCCCAAGAGGTAGCAGCTGCGAAGGCCCACGTCGCCAGTACAGTGTTACCCGACAAGGCTTCGTTCGGGCCTGTCGGCGGGGTGCCGCTATAGACCACGATCGATCCGCCGCCGAACTGGTCAGCAAGCGACGTGCCGCTATGCTGAAGCAGGGCGTTCGCGAACGCGTTCGAGAGGAGAATCGTCACGATAGCTCCTAGGCGTAACGAACCGCAACGCGGAAGCTATTATCGTCCTTGTTGTAGGGAAGTACGTCACCATCGACGACGTAACCAGCCCTACGAACTCGGTCCTCGACGTGGTGACGTACAGCCTCGATGCTAGGCTCTATCTCACCTGGGGAAGGATACTCGAACACCGCCCAGCCACCGCCTTGATGACTAGCCCCATCTGGGTTGTACTGATCGACGACGAGGTCCTTAGGGGGACGAGGCCTAGCAGTCCTCTTCGGGTTATCCTTGCCACCCTTGGGGTAGGAGTCGCCCTTGCCGACAGCACTCGCCGACAGTTCCTCTTCGTTCTCGGCCATTGAAGGTCTCCTCTCTAGGCGGGGACGGACGGTCTTCCATACCGCCCGTCCCCCGCCGAACTAGTTGCAGGCCTCGAACGCGGCGAACGCGTACTCGACACCCATCGAGAACGCACGCCTCATGCGACCACGCAGGATGGTCGTGTCTGTACCGCTGTACATGGGCGGCACGATCTGGAACTCAGGCGTGGCCTGTGGGTTGTTCGGGTTCGTGGTTCTCTTACCCGCGAGCAGGTACAGGCGGTTGCAGAAGATGAGAAGACGGTTACCCGCCGTACCAGCCGCCGCGGAGCCTGTCGAGCCTGAGTAGTTCGGCACCGCGAACGTCGAAGCAGGAGCGGTCGTGACCGTCGCACCCAGACTCCAGAACACCGGGATGCGGAAGATCAGGTCCGGAGTCGGACCCTGGCCGCCGCCGGGGAACCCGCCAGACGACTCCTGGAAGATCGGTCGGCTCTGCCCGTCCACGATACCTCGCAGCTGCTGCCGGAAGTACGGGTGGGCAATGCAGATCATGTCCTCCTCGTTGAAGTAGTCACCCTGTTCGACCTGTCCTAGCGTCGTCGAGAGCTGTGCGTACGTGACCGCTCCGTGCGACAGCGCTGCACCCGAAGTCAGGTTCGCACCACCGGTGTACCCGTCAGACGCATTGGTGTGACCCAAGCCGTAGTAGACCGACGTGGTCTGCGCGTTCGTAGCACCCGGCGCCGCGTTGACTCCGAGAGCCGCGTTGTCATAGACCTTGGCGAGAGCCGTACCGATCGCGTTGGACTTGGAGTTGATGATGTCAGCGAGGGAGTCCATGATGTCTTCCTCGGCGATGTCAACTTCCGTACCCCACTTGCCGGCGGTCAGAAGCACCGCGTCTTCAGCGTCGTCGTTGGTACCGAAGCCCTGCGAACCGCCGCCGACCGCGTACGTGCTGCCCTTAGTCACAAGGCCAGCCTGGACACCCTGGTCACGCGACACGTAGCGTGAATTGGACGTCATCATGATCTGCTGACCGAACGACTCAACAGCGCTGTGCTGGGTGACCCTCTGGATCACCTGGGCCCCGTATTCAACCGGGATCCAGTTGGTAAACGTGGACTGAGCCACGCTTCACCTCCTTTATCAAAGTCGTCACACAGCGGTGGCCGACTTACCTATCTGCGTACTACGCCCTGGCCTATGGGCTCAGCCCCCATGACCTGGTCTGCAAGAAGCTGGGCGAAGCCCTTTGGCTCCTGGCGATCCTGCTTGTCCTTCGTCCGCCCGTTACCGGCGCCGCCGTTCACGTTCGGTGCTCTAGTTCCGCTACCGTTCGCAGGCGCGAACAGATTCGGGAATTCAGTCTTGAGCTCGTCGACCTGGTCGTCGAGACCGATAACCTCGCCCTCAGCGTCCAGGTCGATCTTGTCGAGATCCAACAGTCTTACGAGCCTAGGAGTATTCGTGCCCTGGACTCCGGCCGCTTCCAGCTTCGCAGCTACGAGAGCCTTTACTAGAGGCTCTCGAGTATTGGTTCTGCCTTCTTCGATACCCTGTTCCTTGGCGTCGAGTAGCGCACGCTCTTCTGCCGACGCGTGTTGGCGCTGAAGCGCCTTAAGATCGGCTGTAGCCTTGCGTGCATCCTGCCTAGCAGCCTGCAACGCCTTCCTCAGACCCGCTGTCGGATCGTCAGGGTCCTGCTTGGACTGACTCTGCTGCGTGCGGGGCTTAGGCTTCCTGCCCTGGCCCTGCTGAGTGTCGTCCTGGACATCGTCCTGCTGGTCCTGACTATCCGCGCTGTCGTCCGTAGCGTCGTCGGTTGCGTCGTCAGTAACATCGTCACCAGAAGTATCGTCGGTAACGTCGTCGTCTGTGACATCGTCGTTAACGTCGTCGTTCTGCGGCCTACCAGGCATCTCGCCCTCCTATTGGAAGCATCACACTTCCTCGCTAGTTCCCGGCTCACCGGTATCAGACTCCGTAGAGAAGCCCTGACCGGTATTAGCCGTCCTAAACTCGATCGTGACTCCCCACGTGTCGAGCTGCTCAGGTGTGTATCCCTGCTCCTCCAAGAGTTGCCGCGGAGGCACCCCGAGCTGTTCCTTTATTGCCTGTCCCTGCAAGGTATTCAGGTCGTTGACAGTAGCTGCCGGAACCCAGTGGATAGTTACATCCGCAGGAATCGCTTGGCCACGAATCTTCAACACGAACCTGAAAATGTCTCGCCAAGTCGCACCAAACGACATCTGACGATTGCGCACCTTCTTCGCGAAAGGCGCTTCTAGTACCCTGAGGGACTCTCCCGACACATTTGACACGATTGGATCGAGGAAATGCATCGGAGTCTGTGAGATAACCGCCATCGCATGCACGTACTGCATGAACGGGTTAAGAAATGCCGTTGGGTCGCCTACAGGGAACTGTCCATAAGACGTGATGCCCTTCATGAACCAGACCGAAGCAGGATCAGCCGTTAGTTGCGACTTCGGGTCCATGCCCTGATCAAGCGTAGCGCCTGAGTCGATCGAGAACGCGAACTCGCCCTCGTCTCCCATAGCCGCTTCGGACGTGTCGTACGCGGGGTCCATGATCGCGTATCGCTGCGGAAACGCATTGTAGTCGACCGAGGCCATGTGGCTGACGACTAGCTTGTGGATCGCATCCTGCGGCCCATAAGCATTGACATGCTCTGGTACTCCGTAAGGGTACTCATTACGGAAGTGGAAAACAGGAACTTCGCCGAATGGGTTGACAACAGGCCACTCACCGTTGTCGCTGCTGTCTAGACGCTTCTCCCACTTAGGCTTTTCACCTGACTGTGGCAGAGGCGCCAGCATGTACTTCTCAACGCGATCCGGGTAGTACAGGTTAGCAAACGTAAAACCACTGTTCGGGTCCTGCCACCGCTTGATCGCATAACGCTTACGGTTCTCGTTCTCGTCGTCGTAGAACACCCGCATGACACGAGGCGACTGATAAAAGATGTCTACCGATAGCTGGTTGCCTTCGGAATCCGTCTGACTATCAACATTCGGCCAGACGAACATATAAGCGTCACCGAGCTTGCAGGCCTTCTTCATCACGTCTGGTGCGTGGAGGTCTAGCTGGTTGTCCTTCCAAGCCTGCCGAATAATGCCAACAGCAGCTTCGTCATCGGAAAAGATCGATGCTACTTCGAGACGTTCAGCAACAGCATCTACAGGCAGCTTAGCGAAGTTGAAGTTGAACACAACACCGGTCGCACCCATCGCAATGCGCAGGCGTAGCGAGGCGAAGAACTCTGGCATAGACCCGTTGTAGTACTGGATAGCCTTCACGAAGTCTGGCTGGGCTTCGTCAAGACTCAAGATCCCGTTGCGTAGATCGGCACCCGGGTCATCGTAAGGCTCAGGAGCCGGACGAGGTATCGCCATGCCGAGGAACGTATTGCCTGGCATCATCTGACCATGCATGATATCAGTCATCGCTGTTCACCTCCGCACATCAGTAAACCGCCGGCAATTGAAATAGTGCTACAACTAGTCCAGTATTCGAGCTAAAGTCAATCTGGATCGTCTTCGTGCCCGACTGCTGTACAATTGAATGAAACGCAGCGATGACGCCAATTGCGCTCGTCGGCAGGACAATCGGATACGTTGTGGGGCTCAGGCCGGGCAAACCTTGCATACCAACCTGTACAGTCGCAGTACAAGCAGTTGCGCCAAGGCTAACTCCGAACTGGATCAGACCCGCAACGTTATTGAACTGCACTCCGTTACCCGCGCCTGCGCTCGGCACTACCGCATTAGGGTTACCGCCGGTAGTCAGCAACGTAGTCAGGTTCGAGATCGCATTGTCTCCGGACAGGAGCGTCGGTGTCAGCGTCACCCTAGTCATCGCTGCTCACCCCTACAGGTGTCCTACGGCCGTAGCTGTAAGTTCCGCCTTTAAGGATCTTAGGAACAGTTATGAAGTGCCTAACGCCTATCTCGACAGCGTCCAGGATGTCCTTGTCTTCGCTACCGTCATAAGAACACTGATTCTGTTCCAGCCTAGGCAGCCGCATCGAGTGAGTTACTCGACCACGCTGATACAGATTCAGAAGTCGTACCTGACGGACAGACTTCTTGAGACCGCTCCAGGAAAGCTTCATCCTGACAGGCATGTGGTGAAACACCATAGTCCAGGTGTCACCACCCTGGTTCGACTCTACGACAACTTCGCCGATTTCAGGCCACTGCTCGAGATACCACATGACAGTGTCACGCAGCTGCTTCGGAGGTAGCTTCACGATAGTTGCGAACTTGACTACAACCTTTGGCTGCAGCATGTTGCCTTGAAGGCTGGGCGGGAGAGGAAAGTCATCAAGAGACAATCCAGCTCTAGGGTGCCAGAGGCCTATAATCGCGATACCAGTATCGTGAGAGTTCTCGTGCGACGTAACCGCAGGGTCAATCGCCAGCGCTGTTCGAACACAAGGCAAGTCGGCGTAAACGTAGTCGTCTTCAGACCAGTATGTACCGTTCGCCGAGACAGGCTGGTTCTTGAACTCCTTCTTGTACTCACGCGTGTGCTCATGCTTCTTGAGGTACTCCAACGACCACTTGCCGGGCCAACAAGAGCGCTCAGTACCGTCGTCGTTCAGGAGAATAGGTTCGTAGTAATGAACCTGAATGTTCTGATCATCGATCCAGGGATCTTCGACCGTTTCAGGGTGCAGCTCCGATTCAACCATCTGGTGCATGATCGATCCAGGAGCTGTTACAGTCCCGACGATAATGACGCGTGCGAATTCGTTCAGGTGAAAAACAGTCTCAAGCATCCACCTAAGGCGCTGACGCATTAGCGTCGGGCTGTACTTTTCCTCACCAGGTTCGATGTCATCGAGCACGATCAGGTCAGGGCGCTGCTTACCAACCTTCAGACCTCGTGCAGCCGTGCCAGATCCCTTAGCCATCATGACGAAGCCGTTACGCTGCTCGATCATGTCAACTCGGCTCGCGACTAGCTTCTTACCGACTGGCCCACCCTGACGACGCACCTTAGGTTCACACAGGTCTGGGAAGTCCTGAATAAGAAGGTCGTTCATGTCGAACTCGCCACGAATCGTAGCAAGGTGGTTCTTAGCCTGATCAGCTGAGTCAGAGAACGCAACAATGAACTTAACATGACCGTGCGCAGCGGCCCACATGGGCAGAATCTGAAACAGCCAGGTACTCTTACCGACACCGCGAGGAGCTACATACGCATCTCGATGCTCTCGAGGCACACGCGACTTCTCTAGCCAGGACTTAGCGTGCTCCAGCAGATCAAGATGAAATTCGGCAAAGGAAAGCTTGTCAGACGTCTCGATCGAGTACAAATGATGAGACAAGTACGTTAGGGCAAACAACAGCGGGTCGTTCTTGGACAGCTGAGCACGCGCATGACAGTCATTGCCTGAAAGAACTTCTCTGTTCAGGGTCCGAAGATAGTCCTGAAACCACTGCGGACCCTGAGGACGATCTATCAGCTTGAGCAGGAAGTCTGGATACCAAAGATCCACCGGTTCGCCGTCTGAGGCAAATCCCGGATCGTTATCGAAGAAGTATCCAGAACGTTCCATCTACTCCTACTTGTGCCAGCTAGTAGCCTGCGCCACACGCTGGCCATCAGGGCTGGTCTGTGTCACGTGGAGAGTCTCATTCGCACCGTTGTCCGAATGTCCACCGATCTGGAACGTTCCATCTGGGATATGCATCAGCATCCCGAGGTCATCGACGGTTAGCTTGCCGTCCGCCTTGGTCACCTTGAATGAGAACGACATGACTCACGCTCCGTACGCGCTCGTGTGGTACACAACGTTCACGGGTGCGGTAACCGTGATCCCGTAGATAGTTCCGCCAGGGATGTTGAACTCCGGCTCGTTGAGGATCACAGGCTCTGTCATCGATGCTGGTAGCTGCACTACGTAGGACCCGACAGTCACGCCAGGGCCGCCGATCTCGACGGTCGTAGCACCTAGGTTCTGCAGCGTCACGGTCGCGCTGTTTGGGCAGATAGCAGTAGCTGTGAGTCCGACACTTTGAGTCCCGTCGTTGGCCATGACTAGCTCCAGCCTCCGCCAGAGACATAGCCACGCTGCCCTGGAGTCAGATAGCCGTTGCCCTGCCCGAACGTCTGGTTCTCGACAGGCCGCGGAATCGGACTGTACGTACCGATGTCGTCAGTGTCATCGTCGCCGTCGTTGGTCGACTCTACTGTGACGGGCGCACCGCCGTAGCCGCCGTAGTCGTCCGTCATCATCCAGTTCAGGTCACCGCTCTGGGCGTTGACCTCTGGCGAGTGGTTGTATGCTGCGCCATGCGCGTCGGACATTGCCGTCTCCTAGATAGTCGGGATCACGCCGTAGCCTGGTGGAATCGGACCTGCACCCGAGTTCACCAGCGAGTTGGGGTCTGCCTGGCTAAGGCCTACCATGTTGACTGCGTTGGTGCCGACGCCGGAGCTTGGACCGTCAAAGATCCCGCTAGTCGGACCGACCATCTGAGAGTCAAGCGACCAGCTTTCAACTGGATGAGTCTGATAGTTCGTCTCTCGTCCAGGAGCCGCGTAGTACCCTTGTGCGTGCTGGTCGCTCACGAGGACCCCCTCTGCTTGTCCTGAGCAATCGGAGCGTTCAGGCCAGGCTGAGGCGCCTGCGTCTCGACAACAGGGTCCGACAGCGCGTCAGGCTCCTGCATGATCATGTCGTACGAGTCGATCGTGCCCGAACCCTGATTCGTCTCAGTTCCTGACCCGAAGTAGTACTGTTGCGCGTGCGCATTAGACATATTAACCGTCCCAAGTAGCAGTCATGTACGCGACGTTCGAAGTGCTCGTCGAGGTGACCCCGTATATTGGGTCACCTAGAGGAGTCCCCGAACCTCCAACACAAGGAACCTGCATCGCCGGAAAGGCAGACGACACACTCCAGACCCAAGTAGGAGGCCCTCCCGTGTAAGCAATGCTGATAGTTCCGTACGCAGGAACGTAGTATGTGCCCGCAGCCGTACCAACAGTGACACCATTAACAACAACAGCAGTGATAGTCGCGCCGTTAGCTGAAACCACTGCCTGCATAACGCTGGCACTTGCGTTCTGGGCTGCTACACCTGTCGCAGGAACAGATGGAGTAGCAGGAGTTCCTGGAGGAAGCAAAAATCCGTGTCCAAACGATACCGACGGACCACCAACAGTAACAGGCAAGGCTCCGAGGTTCTGCAAGACTACCGGACCGTTAGACGAACAAATCAATGTGGCACTATTGGTAACGCTGACGAGGCCACTTCCGATCGCCATCTTGCCTCCAGCTCAAGCTGCTCTCTACTTCAATTATAGCATAGTAACGAGTAGACCACAAGAGTAACTAACCATAAAGTTTCTGTAAATTTTATAGGAGCCTATTGCTTATCCCTAAAATCTGTGATATAATTTTAGATATAGAAACAAAATCTCCTGAAAGGACTAGTCGGAATGGCTGAGCGTGTCAATGACGTTTCTGCACCAAGGAGGCGTCGTTACTACCCTTGGGACAAGTGGACGGACGGTGCAGTCTGGAGAGCTAAGCAGGATGAAGACTTCACCTGCAATCCTGCAAGCTTCCAGACAGCACTACACCTTCGAGCACGACAAGAAGGACTGAATGTAACTACAGGCAGCCCTGAAGAAGGAATTATCGAGTTCCAGTTTTCGCCAAAGAATCCTAACGATCGGGACGACCGAGCAGGTCATCAGCCAGTCACAGGGTCTAGCAATAACGGCTCGGAGATTTCCAATGCCTGATCCTAAGGACCCAATGACTCCTCTAATGGAAGGTACTACAGCACAGCACGAACTATTCATGGCATATATAGCAGCAGGATTCACGCGCAAGGAAGCTCTATACCTAATAGGTCAAATCGTAGCAGCTGTAGTAAGAAATCAAGCGAGCGAGAATGACTGAGGCAATAGACCTCGATGACCTTCCTGTACCGTCACCTAGTGCTAAGGCTATATCGCAGCGAGCCAAATTGTATCTAGAGCAGCAACTCGGCGATCAACAAGGCAGACATAAGCTCCTAGAGATGCTCGCTGCAGCTGAATTCTCTCTTCCTGAGCCACAAGTGTACCCTGACTTCATAGCAATCAACTTCGGAACGCCTCGCTACCGTATTAACAAGCTTTGGCCTTACGGTGGTACTGTTCTGCTAGCGGCACGCTATAAGTCAGGTAAGAGCACGCTAAAACTGAACCTCGTACGTAGCCTTAGTCGAGGCGAAGACTTCCTAGGTCAACCAGTTGTCTCGCTAGCTCCAGACGAACGCATACTAGACGTAAACCTTGAAGTTGACGAACGGACGCAGCAGCACTATGCACGCCCGTTTGACCTTCCAAGCAACGCACTAGTCCTGAACCTGCGCGGACAGGCTAAGAAGTTCAACATCATTAACGACGGTACTAGAGCTCTTATAGCAGAAATGCTAAGAAACCGAAACGTCAAGATCCTGGTAGTAGACCCTCTAGGCCCGCTACTTCGCGTCTTCAATCTGGTGGAGAATGCTAATGACTCATCAGGCGGAGGAGCCCTCGTCGAAGCCTTCAACCAGCTATCTTACGAAGCCGGAGACATCGACGTCCTTCTCATTCACCACACAGGGCATAACGCTCAACGTCGCGCACGCGGTGGGTCCGTATTTGGCGACGCTGCCGATGCCCTCTGGTCTTACCGAATCGGAGGCCAACGCTTGGAAGAAGACGATGGATCTCCTAACGAGAAAGGAATTCGATACTTCAGCGCCACCGGAAGGCTAGAAGCTGACATGGACGAATTCCCTGTCTACTTCGACACGCGTACTCACAAGCTCTCCCTAGCTCCAGTGATCCCTGTATGAAGACACCTGTTTACATCAGACATATCGTCGGAAGATGTCTGATCTGCGGATCACCGTTTCTCGAGGCTGGTTGGACAGACGATCCTCGGGGCTGGACGCACTCTCTACCTATACTTCACCCTAATATGGGAGTATTCCCAAACGCTACAATGTACAGTAGCTACTGTACAATGAATCTATCACGATGACATGCCTCCGAGAATCGGACGACCTCCTAAGTACAACTGGAACGAACTAACTGACGGCACTATCTGGAAAGCTACCCGTGGTAAAGACTTCTACACAACGCCTAAGAACTTTCGAACACTACTACGATACCACGCGCGAATACGAAATCAGCCAGTAAGAGTACACATCAGGGGTAATGTCGTCTGGTTCCAGTTCTCCAAGGTGGAGTAGTGAGTTGGTTGCCTGTTAGTGATCAGGACTGGGAAATACTCAAGGACAAGTTCAGGGGTCTCCGAGGAGGCCGCGTAAATGAACGTGGCAGAGTTATACACCGGTCAGAAGAAGAAATGCGTCGGTACTTCAACCTAGGTCTACCGAGTAGTCCTCTAGGTGAAGCCGAAAAGATTCGATTCCGGACTATCGTCCGCGAAAGAGTTCGCGAAGTAGACGGCGACGTCATGTTCAACGACCCGTACTTCGAGCTCGAATGGATGCGACTCACAAGGGAAGATCCAAGCCTACTAGACGACCCAGACCAGAACCGAGAAATTCTATGGAACGCGTTCTACGAACGTTTTTCTAACCAGCGACAAAGGTGGAGAAACCTATGGTTCCAGAAAATCGGTAGAACAATGTCCCAATCAGAAGTTGATTACGGCGACACGTAATGGACAAAGTTGCTGACTGGGACAGTAGCGGAATCGAGTTTCGCAGTACTAACGCCCAGGAAACCAAGAAGCGAGCTCGTGCACGCGAAGTCGCTAAGCGACAGCTAGAGTTCGCACCGCTCAACACATACTTTACAGACACTGAAGCCACGCAGGTATGCTACGGCAAACTCAGACAAGTAGCCAAGAACTTGGCAGCATCCTTCTCAGACAAAAACCTGCAGATCATATTCAGTGAAGGCATACCAGTACCTACACCGTGGGGAAAGGTATGCATGCGTACGTACAAAGAAGGTACGCAGGTCACAGGCGGCGAACTCTGGTATCAAGTAGGAGATTCCAGAAAGACCAATCGCATATACGACGTACGACCATTCTTTCTTCAGTCGCTAGAAAGAACTGCAGCGCTCTATGGAACAGACGACGCTACAGCCATTATGAATCAAGCTCGATCGGAGCTTGCTGAAGTCGGACTTCGTGCATATCAGAACAGATGGTTCCGAAATTCCTCCATAGCAGACTTCCTGTTTCATGACATGAAGATAGACCTGAGCACAATTCCTATCGTCTCACACGGTCTAGACCCTTCACCGGAAATCGGATCGGTAGCCTGTGGATACATTCCAGGCCCAATACACGAGTACGATCTAGTCAGCGCCTATGCTTCCGTGATGCTAGAGTTCCCTCAACTAGGAGACTTCGCACAAACTCTAGATGACGCCCGTAAGGCTCTCGAAGATAGACCGACATCACGTATCTTGAAGGTGACTCAGAGTGTCCTGCCTGGAAAGTTTCTATCGCCCAAGCTACCGACGTTCCGTCCAGATCTGGGAAGTTACATCCGAGGAACTACTAGATCTATCCTCGTCGACGCCATGCGTCAGGCAGTATCCCACAATGGTACAGTGTATCGGTGGAATACCGACGGATTCTTCACCAACGTGGATATCTCGGGTGAACTGGATCAAGGAGCCGAACTGGGTCAGTGGAAACATACGGTTCACAGCTATCTACTCATTATCCAGACGAACATATTCAAGACAGACAGCAAGATTCGGGACTGCGGATTCAATATAGACTGGGATAGAGCTAGAGAAGACCCAGTGACCGTCCGAGCCACTATTCCTAATATCAACTGGACTACACTCGAGCAAAGGCTAGTTCCCAAAGTACTTCGTTTCGATTCAGGTTATCACAACTGTAGAGACTACGGCTGTCACGACGAAGTTCACTACAAGCGGGAAGCATGGGACCAGATGTGGTAACGATCTACAATATCTAAAAATAACAATAAAATACTATTGGAGAGACTCTAGCAAATTCGCTAGTACTAATGTTAAAATTATATTAAAGATTAGGGATAGCGATAGGATGGACGACTACAGTGACATTCTAAAAGAGTCCGCAGCAGACGGAAAGTGGAAAACAGCTCAAAACGTCAGTCCTAATGACTTTCCAAGACTGACCAGAAGGCTACGCTACCAAGCTAGTAGCCTAAGACTGACAATCGAAATTAGAACCGATAAGCAACTACATACAGTGTCGTTCCTCACACACAACCTGAATTGAAAAACAGGAAAGGGAACAGCTATGGCTGACGATGAAGTCCCGGCCAAACCACACCTGCTTCGCCGAGGGTCCACCGGATGGATCTACGGTGCCGCAGGTGTCATCATATGGGACCTACTAGCAGGCGAGGAGGAACAGCTCACTAGAGCGTTCCGTCGCGGATTCAAATCCCGCAAAATTCTCGTCGGAGCATCCTGGCTATACCTGACAGGACATCTGTTCGGAGTTATTCCGGACCAGTACGACATCATCCACATCGCAGGGCATCAGTACCGAGTACACCGGGGATCCCTAGCAGCCTTCGTACTGCAGAAGCTCTCAGAACTACGAACCAACAACCGAGTCGAAGCCATGGACCAAGCACACTAAGCTCATGGCCGGCTCTATTTCCAATATCAAGGAGGTCGCCCTCTGGTCATGAGTGTCCCATATCCGTAAGGGCTAGGAGACATCCATGAGTGTCATCGATAGAATCTTCGACAGCATTATTCACCGGCGATCAAAACGCACGGGAACAATCCGACTGGCAGCCGTCGGCGCTGTACTCGCAGCATCAGCTGTAACTTACCACTACACCGTCCAGTCAGGAGACACACTGTCAAGTGTCGCACAGAAGACGTGCGGGAACTCAGGCAGCTGGTCTTCCATCTACAGCCAGAACCAAGCAGTCATCGGAAGTAGCCCAAACCTGATCCTCCCAGGTCAGCATCTGACGTTCAAGTGCAGCAAAGCAACCGCCACGGCTGTACTGACTATAGAGCTGACGCACCCGATAACGCCTAGCAACGCCATGCAGGCATGTATTATCGCGCGCGAGTCTGGCGGCAACGCTCAGGTGATGAACTCGACAGGCCACTACGGTCTATACCAGTTCAGCGAATCCACCTGGATCGCCGCCGGAGGCAGCCAAGCCCTCTTCGGGAACGCTTCCGCCTCCTACCAGACCTCGATCTTCTGGGCTGCGGTCAAGCTCTGGGGCTACACTCCGTGGACCCCTTATGACGGCTGCTAATAGCAGCAGGCGGAACCGTCGGCGACCGTGTCCTCACTGTCGCCGGCGGCAACGCCGCCTGCTTACAAGCGCCCTAGCCATCTTCATCACAGTCGCAAGTCTAGCCACCTGGGCAACAATCAGTCTCGGTAGTTCGCCTTCAGCGCAAGCAGAAGACATAATCGTGCATAAGCCTAAGCTACAGGCAGTAGCTCAGGCGCCGTCCTACTCTCAACAAGAGATTCGAAACCTGCTGTCAAATGAATTCGCTCAGGCAGCTCAACCAACGATCACGCATACTCCGGCTACGCATAAGAGCAGCGCGCCGAGATATACGCCAAGACCGTCGGGATCTCCGACGTATACAGCGTCGCCAGCTCCGACTCCTACTCCAACCGTCACGCATACTTACGCACCTCCGCCGACTAGCGGGTCACTAGCTAGCAGGCTTCTAGCAGAGGCTGAAACTCAGCAGGGTACCCCATATGTTTGGGCAGGAGCGTCTCCAGGAGGTTTCGACTGTTCAGGACTAGTTTACTGGTCCGCACTACAGATCGGAATATCCAATATGCCTAGAGACACTTACTCAATGCTAGGACAGGGCGTATCATCAGGTCTTCTAGTTCCGACGAGCAATCCACAGCCTGGTGACCTAGCCTTCTTCGGCTCTGGTCACGTCGAGCTGTATGTCAGTCCTGGCGAGACCTTCGGAGCGCTACAACCTGGTACGGTAGTAGGCTTCCACCCTTACGGCGGCAGCTGGGCACCTACAGCGTTCTACGCCATAACATAAGGCAACGACATGAGCCACCTTCAAATAGCAGGCACAGTACTCATCATATCAGCTATCCTACTAGGTCTCGGATTTCTCTTCGGGAGGTGGTTCAACGAACAAACACGTCTCGCAGAGCTCCGTGAATGGAAAGAAGAATGGGACAGCATCAAGTATACTGCAGCCCCTATTCTTCTATCAGACACTGCATATCAGCCCGACCCCTGGGCTGCTGGCGAATCGTACTATCACGAGTGGCCTAAAAGCCCTCCAGCCTCCACGCTAGAAATACCCTCTTTCACCATAACAGATCTCAAGACTACAGGACCGCTGTATAGTCCAGAAGTCGAAACACGAGCCTACATGAATCGTCAGGACGAAGAGACGCGAGAATACCTGCGGCAACTCCGTGAACGCTGACGATCTGATCAAGGAAATGATGGCCTTCGATAATGAAGGCTCTGAATGGATGACACCCGTTCAGTACGCGAAAGTCCGAGACGTATATGCACCTCAAGTCTACGGATGGATGAAAAAGGGTATACTGAACTGGAAGTACTGTGACTGCGGTCGCAGAGTCATTAACATAGAAGAAGCAGACGAACTACTACGTACTAAAGGTAAGCTACCACCGAAAGGTCCCGAGAATGGCGCACCAGAGCTTTGAAGACTGGCGAGACAGTGAAGACGGCCCTAAGCACCATGACCTCCACGACAGCGACCTCCATAATGCATTCGATGCAGGTATGGAGCTAGGAGCTGAACGAGAGTCCCTAAACAAGCCGACTAGAATCCTACGCCTTCTAGAATACGTATACGAAGACGCTAAGACCGCCGAAGCAGACATGGCACGGTGGCAGATGCCTGCTATCGGGACTAAGCGAATAGGCTTCATGAGCATAAAATCGACTATCCTCACGGATCTCAACTTCGAGGGTCCCGAACTGGACAATACTACAACCGAAAGGTCTTAAGAATGTCAAAGATCCCGAAGATTGATACGGCTCTCAGAGACTTCGAAGACCAGCTAGAAGCTCATCCTGACCCCGCCAAGCTCTACCAGCTCCTCGATAAGCTCCGCAGCGATATCGAAAGCGCGCTCGGCGAGTTCACCGTGGTCATCGACGGTCAATTCGTCGAAGGGCCTCTCGGCGGAAACGATCCGGAGACACAATAATGCCTGACGGTGACGGAGTCAAGAGGACCTTCCGAATCGAAGTCCTCGAATACCTAGAAGGCTCGAACGAAGTCTGGATACCGCGTCTCAAGGTAAAGACTACGGCAGAATCGACTCTAGGAGCTCTCAACGGTGCCGCAGCAGCCGAGACCGCTAAGGCACAGCGAGCTACCGGAAGCCCGCCAGGAGACTACTCTAACTCACTCAATCACAATGCATCAATCTAAAACAGGTCTCCCGTGGGCTGACTACCTTAACGCCAAAAGTAGCCAGCACAAGAGAGGGCTACCTAAGTCGAACGGACTCCGTTGTCTACACTGTTGCGGAGTTCATCCCTATGTCGGCCCACACCAGCTAGGTTTCAGTTTCCGGTACGTAGATAACCAGCTTACAATCATCTGGATCTGTCCAATGACAGGTAATACAATTGAGGAGGTGTCTTATGTTCCGAAGATTGACGACAGCTGAGCTAGTCCGTAGACTAGTGATAGATGTGCTTCTACAGGTTATGGAGATTTTCTTCTTCCTGGAGGGTATATCGTACAGGAACTGGTTTTGGATACTAATCTTCGGACCGCTATCCGTAATATCAACTAGACATACCATAATCGACTCAGACAAATGGAAGGAACCAAGGTGAGAGGCAGAATTCCTCAGCACGGTCATAACTCATGGGATGACCTATCGCCTAGCAAGCACATGTTCATGGGTATAGGCATAATGGCCCTAACCGGCGTAGGAGCAATCGCATTCATCGCTGCAACAGTCTGGTTCGTCCTAACCATCGGATTCCTCCAGACAGTAGTTATGTACGGTTCACTTACGTTCATAGCTACCTTCTACCGTCTCTACACACGTCATCGCCGACACAGAATAGGTTTCAGGACCGTACATACCTGGGACACTGACGAAGCTGACGCCGCAGGATCAACGGCGCGCGGTGGCATCCCGCACGACCCATACGGTATCATTCCGCGATCTGCCTGGACAGATCCAGGCAAGAACCGCCGAGAATAACTCATGAACCAAGCTAGCTGCCGACCAGGACAATTTAACGGCAATGCTAGTATGACAGACGCTGAAGTCAGGGCCGCCCGCATTATCAGAGCCGAATACGACATACCTATGGAATGGATAGCTAAGATGTACGGGGTATCCCGATCAGCTGTCAGCTACTTTCTCCGAGGCGTAACGTACAAGGACGCGGGCGGACCGATTCAAGAAGGCCGTAGGCCTCCTGGCAGCGGTCGAGCCAACCCGAGCCATCATGCTCGCAAAGACTTGGGGAGCGGATCCCAAGAGGAAGAGAGGTCGCAATGCGACCACCGATCCGAGTATTCGGAACGGCAATAGGAGCTCTGGCAGCAGCAGGCGTAGGCCTAGTGCTGCTAGGAGGAGGTAATCCTGGTTCACCTCCTTCTCCAGTAACACACCTAGCAGTCGCATCAACGTCGTCTACTTATCACCATCCGAGTACGCGCCATACACGACAGAGCGAAGGATCCTGTACGACTCCGACAACTCCGACGACCACACCAACCGTTACAACTCCGACGACGACTACACCAACTACTACTGTTCCGTCGTCGGAAACTCCGACTACTACACCTACTACTGCACCGCCATCCACTACGGGCTCTATCACAGGAGTCCCAGCAAGCATTAGTCCTGGAGGAGGGTTCCAGGATACTCTAGACAGTATGTCACCAAGTCAGCAAGCCAGCATCATCCAGACGATGAAGGCCGACGGCGTCAAGTGGTGGCGCATGGACGCAGGCGGAGACTCTCACGCAGGAGTCGTCAAGCAGCTCATCGCAGCAGGGATCAATGTCGAGGCTATCGTCAACGGTACCAACCCATCCGACACATCATCCAACGCTACAGCGGACGTCCAAGCGCTCTGGCCACTAGGCGTCCATGTGTACGAGATAATCAACGAACCGAACCTGAGAGGTATCTCGGCAGCGAACTACACCGCCATCCTGAAGGCCTCATACACCACCATCAAGTCCATCGAGCCTACAGCCACGGTTCTAGTAGGAGGACTAGGGCCGGGCAACCCCGAACCGATTCCTTACCTCGAGGACATGTACGCTGACGGAGCGCAGGGATACTTCGACGGGATGAACACTCATCCCTACAGCTTCCCAGATCTGCCTAGTCAGACGAACGACTCCTGGAACCCCTGGGCTTACCTGCCTCAGATGCACCAGATCATGGTAGACCATGGCGATGGCAACAAGCAGATCTGGCTCACCGAATTCGGAGCACCTACAGACCAGTACGGTGTCCCGTTCGAGGCGGAATCCATCACGCAAGCCTTCCAGAAGGCACGTACGTGGTCGTGGGCAGGACCGCTGTTCATCTTCTCCTGGTGGGACAATTCGTACGACGGAGGTCTGTTCGGCCTCTTCGACAGCAACGGCGTCCCGAAGACACAGGCGCTTAACGCGTTCATCGCAGCGGCTGCATAACCAACAGTTAGACCTAACGGTCTAACCCTCAACGTCCTATCCGAGTCTGGAGGCCACAAGCCTTTCTGCGACCGACTCGGATAGGGCCTTGGAGGTTAGAACTATGTCAGCAGCTACCGACCTAGTCAAAGAGGTCTACCAGGAACTAGCCGACCGTTACGGACCTTCATATCTGTGGGAGACTAAACTTCCTCCAGGTCTGCGTCTAGAGATGCACCCTAGTCTCCGACATATGCTGTGGACAGATCCTGAACTAAACGACTACACATCGTTCTCATCATTTCTCGCTCCAGGAGGACCCGAACACCAGTTTCGAGTACCCTTTAAGTACAACCTTGAACTACCAGCTAATAGCTGGAGACTAGCAATAGTAACCGAAGAGGAGCTCAAGAAGGGGGAAGTAGAGTGGGAACCATAAACAAAGAGCGTTACCAAATCGAACACGTCTACCTAGTTACTTGTAAAGACTGCAAACAGGACATTGGATATTCACTTTCCGGGAAAAACCCAGTATCACGAGACGAACTCGAAGCTCTTCTTCTCGACCATGACAATTCGTTCCACCCTGTCGTAGGCAAACCAGCTAGGCGTCGCGGAGAATGCGCCAGATGCAACCGTGAATTCACACTCAATCACGACGGTTCTATGAGATACCACTCAACAGGTTCCGGCGCTCACTGTCAAGGATCAGGACTACAACCAAGGAGTGCAGCATGAAATGGCCGACTTGGCCTAAGCCTAAGCATCAACCGCCGTCCGGCTTCGAGCCTCAAGCATGCTATGGCGGACTATCTGAACACCAGATGAACCAGCTATCGGCATTCAACAGTGAAAGAAACCGTGGGATCATGCACACACCTGAGTATTCCGCGAGAATGGCGGCACTTCAGCGCATGTACGATACCGGAATACATATCCTGTACACACGAAGTAATGAACCGACAGCGGACTAGCACGCTTTATCCTCCGTCTACTAACTATACAAGGCCTACCAAGCGTGCCTTCTACATATGGCAGGACCGTTTTATCAACTGGGGTCCTATGTGGGCAGACAAACACAACCGCGAAACAAGGCCTTGGCGCTGGTGCTGCACACTGTGCGAACCTCCTTCACATGGATTCCGGTGCAAAAAAGGCGCCTGGCTGGCAATTATCACCATTACACTGCCTAGACATATGTTCGTTAGAGGACAACATCACGAACACGTAAGAAGAACACGCTAAAATGGCCAATACCGAAGAAGAAAGCCTCCGCAATTCGAGACTCGTCTCGTGCTTCTTCTGGGACGGCTACGACTGCCACTACGAAATGCTCTTCCTAGGCTGTCAGCCTTGCGAATTCTGTCCACCCTTTGACGAGCGAGAAGACCTAATCCACCCATTCGTAGACTAGGACGCGACAATGTACACAGACATCACCTGGAAAGACGTAGCAAAGCAGCATCCCGCGTTCGTAGCATGGATAGTTCAGAGATATGGACCTCTACCAGAAGGCCCTGTAGCCGAACTAGACTACGAACGATACAGAACGTCATACGAAAGGTCGCGTCAAGGTGCGTAGAGTCCTGTGTCTAGCTGCCCAGATCCTGCATTCGGGTGCGAACTAGAAGCCCCCAAATAGCATCGATTCCTCATCAGAAGCTCATCGGACTTCCATCACATCGGGTCCTCATCGAAAATTCATCAACTTCCGGCACTGAGTGACCTGGGCCGCCCTGGAAGCCGTGCCTCCAGGACGACCCTCCGGGGTCAGGCTCGCGATGCCTCGTCGATGTGGCGGAGGCTGGCGTGGACCGTCTCAGGGTCGCGGGTCCAGTAGAACATGGTCCCGTCAGGGTTGGTGACCTTACCGCTGCCGAGCGGACCCGCCGCAAGGTGGCGGAGGTACCCGTCGCGCAGCTTCTGGATGGTCAGCGCCTTGGCGCCGGTCAACTCGCGCACTTCCGCGAGCGTTACGGGGGTGGTGATCCTCATGGCTCGTTCCCTTCTTGAACGGTAACACCTAGTTACCTGCGCGACGCGGGGGCCGAAGCCCCCGCCTCACGCTCCGGACTAGCTGTTCTTGGCGTTGAAGGCCCTCATCCAGGCGTAGAACGACTCGGTGTCGACCTGCTTGCGGCCGTCGGCGGCCTGAGTGATGACGAACTTGCCCTTCC